TTTTTGGCTTCTTCTTTTTGTTTATCTCTCCTAGAAATAAGATATTCAACAAAACCAAACACTGCTCCAGATCCAATAACTGAACCTATAACAGTTAATACAATTTGTGTAACGTCCATATAATCCCCCAAAAAAAAAAAAGAGCCCTACCACACCGTTCATATAGATAGCAGCGTAGTAGGGCAAACTAAAAAGGAGATCCCTGTTCCCCATTTGGGGATACTATGGCAAGCTTATTCAAACAAACAATCTATGTTGCAATCTTCCCCAATAATTTTGTCAACAATTCCATTTTCTTTTGCTTCTTGAGAAAACATCCACCATTCCCTTTTATAAAATTTATCATAATTCTCTTCAGTGATTTTTGTTCTAGAAAGAATATACTCTCTAGCTCTGTTCTCCATGTCATCAAAGAAAGCCATTGTTTCTTTTGCCTTAGAAGCAGATAAACCAGATACTCCAGCTTCTCCTTCATGTTGTAAGAATGCTGTGTTCAAAAAACCAATTCTCTCATGACCAGCTAAAAAAATTAAATACGCCATTGATGCTACCATGCCAAGTCCAACAGTTCTAACTTTTGTTTTTGACGCTAGTATTACATCTATCAATGCCTGTCCGTCGAACGAACTTCCTCCTTCTGAGTTAAGATAAATAGTAATAGTTTTCCTCTTATCAACCGGAAGATCTTTGTCTTCCGCATTCCAACGGAGAATACACATTACCTGTTCATCAACAACAACATCCGTAATCTGTTCATTGATTAAAAGTATTCTGTTTTCTAAGTCTTCTCTTATGAATGAATCATATGGAGAAGTAGAATCATCAGCACACATTCCTGGTACTAGCACATCAATACGTTCTTTCATATCTTTTTCCTTTCAATCCGTATTAAGAGGGGAAATTCCCCTCTCTCATTATTATCTTTTTTATGTATAATTTTATTCAGTAACCATGCTACTTTTAGGGGGTTCCTCCGAATTAACTGTACGCTTAACCACAAAACATTGTAGAAAAACATCCGGAGACACAACATATAGTACTTTTAATAATAAAGCTCTGTTCTTGTAAAGCTTAGAATCAATGGTCTCTTGATTTCTTCTTACTCCAGCTCCAATACCAAAAGCTCTATTTATCAGCCATGACATCATGCCTATATAGTTCTTTGAAATATATATTCCTTGGATATCCTTAATAAGCCTGTCAAAATCATCCATAAGAAGAAAATAATCAGAACTATCATTTTCAGAAACATAATAGTTATGTAGTTCCAATGAATACTTCTCAATTAAATCTTCAACTTTTTTTGATTTGCGCCTACCATTTTCTATGTCATGCTTAATCCAAAACTGATCCATAGGTATTGGTTTCGGCTCATTCTTTAGTCTATCAAATTTTAGCCGATACAAATAATTCATAGGGCAATCTAGAGATGGTTCGACTTTTTTCTGAATCTTCATCCTGTTATTACGATCTCTTTCTCTTCGCTGCTCATCCGTTCTAGCTTTACGTTTATCCCTTTTTGTTATTGTCCAAAAATAAGGGAGTCCATTTTCTACAATATCCATTCCCTGCTTTATTCTACGTATTTCTTCGGGAAGAGATATATCAAATTTTCTCTTGCTAGAATCCACAGCAATTTGAGCCAACACCGAAAGTATACAAGCATAGTCCAAAAACTTTCTGTCCTCAAAATTATAAGTGTATGTTAAAGCAATCTGCGCTAAATTAGACGACTCTCCAATAGCCAATTGCGATGCAGCAAGAGTATTATCTACTTTGGCGAAATCTTTTAAATTATAATCATAAATATTTTTTTCCATTGGAATATTATTCACAATGGTAGGGTACTCTTTATAGCATCTTCTTGCATGAGTTACAATATCAGCCTGATTCGTAGCATAAATTGTATCTGAGTCAAAATCTGCACCATTATGTCTGGCACAAAAATCCGTACCAGAAGAATTGATAGCTATACATAGTTGACCCAATTTAAAATACTTCCGCATAAGAGGATGCTTAACATTATGAAGATAACCAATATTGTTGCGACTATTATGCGGTGATCTGAAAGATGCAATATATTCTCCATCCTCAAACCTCTCTGTATAACATTGAACAGTTCCATCTTCAGGTAGTAGAGTAGGATCTTCAAACGGATTATTTCCAACCGCATGAAGCAACATGGCATAAGGAGAACCGACAATGGTAAGATTATCCGCATTCTGTATACCGTGTCCATTCCTAAAGTTAAGAACATAAGACTTTATTATATTCTGTCTACGTTCCCGGAAATAAGTGCTATTTACAAAATCTGAATTATGATTATAAAGTGCAATTAAAACTTCAAAATCATTTGAAAAATTTTTATTTTTTTCTAGATAATCTAAAAAAACTTTATCATTGTTTTTTAAATTATTTATGTATTCAACAGTCTTGCTGCAAACACTAGGCATAGATTCTATATCAAGAGAGTTCATCATTTGATAACTCATTCTCTGAACATCTCCTAGCTTTGATTCATGAGAAGTCTTAACTATACCAAACTGACAACCGTTCTTACGAATCCAACTTGACCAATAGTCAAAAGACACTCCAAATTTCCTCCACTTAAAGGCATTATTAGTCGTAATAAGCTTGATATCTTTTACCCTCACATCACGTCCCCACATATCTTTAACAATAGCCGTGTCATAAGCTTCGCCATAATAGTCCTTCATGAACTGCTGAATATAAGTATGGAAAGCCGCCATCTTTGTCATATGATGACGTAACAATACATACCCATCCGCCCAATCCGGAAAGATAGATGTATCTATTAAAGCTTGCCCATCAAAAAGAGTACTAGTCACCTCATAGTTCTCAAGCTCTTTAATAAAAGTGCGTTTATCTTCATCTGTTTCAACAGACAACACTTTGGTTTTAAAAAAACTATCCACATCCTTTAAACACAAAATTTGGTTTGGAAGAATTTTCACCCTTCCGACAATTGAGCTTGTGATAAGAGAGGAGTAGGCCCCTAATTCAACAATTGGAGATTTCTCAAGTGGAGGAGTAATGCCCATATAAAGAAACTCGTGTACCTTGTCATAGATACGTTCGTCTATGAACATACAGGTTCCTTTCTTTGCCTTACCAGGAGTCCTATATAGCATCTTGTAATGAATAGTGTTTCTCCTATCTACAAGTTCATGTCCATCCCTAGCATACTGCTTATAAGTAATAGTAACTCCCTCTGTATAATACTTAATGCGAAGATCCTCTTTAGATATCTTCACACACTTATCTTTATTCTTTTCAAGATTTTTTAAAATTTCTTCAAAATTATTTTTTAACTGCGGATTTTTTTCTAAAGTTTCTTCAATTCTTTTTTTTGTGGAATCATAATCTTTTGTTCCATATCCGAACTGAAGACAGATAATACTACGAGTAAAATCCCCCTGAATATTAAGAAGATCATTATCAAGAAGAAAATCTAAGAAAAGACTATTTACAAGCATAGCCTTTGTAGAATCTAAGCGCCCCCTAAATCCATTCATGTACTCGTATATCGAAGCACTTTCAAGATTTAATATACGCAAACCCCATTGTGACATAAAATCCCCCCTCTTTTTTCTATTCCTGTATCTTCCATTCACCCGGTCTAATCTCACACATCAATCCATAGCAGCATAATCTCCAGTCTGCATCCAACTCAGAAAAGAAATGCATATCTCTAGCCGCGATAAATGCATACTTGCCATGGTCTCCTTCATCCTTTTCTTTAAGCACTGCCAACATGATGCCATCATTAAAAACACAAAACATTGCGCTATTTGGGCACGGGTTTTCATGAAGTAATCCTACACAAAATTCTTTTACATCTTCCTTGTCTTCAATATGGATATATTTCTCATCGTTTAGAAGATGTACAAAATTTCTATAGCGATTAAGACCGTACAATATGAAATTATTAGTTACTATCTTAGTTGACATCCTTATCCCAACCTTCACCATACATGGTATTCATTGCTTCCCATTGAGCGGCCAGCTCTTCATTTGTTGGTTCATGAATAGGAAGAACAGGATCATTAACCACTTCGCCAAAATCTTCTAGTACACTAGCAAGGTATTTTTGCCCCTGGTTCTGTTCATAAATACCCCATTCCACCTCAAAGTCTTTAACCGCTTGTTCAAAAGCACTACGAGAATCTTCATCTCTAGCCATGACAAAAATTTTCTTTCCTCTTTTGCCATTATGACGCAAAGCATAATCTGCTTCGTAATTTTTATAAGGTTCGCCAAGATATTCTTCAGCTCTCTCAATAAGTCGATCCATACACTTGCTAGTATCTCCACGAGTATATACTTCAGCTATCTTCCTGACATGCTCCATCATATCCATGGCCCAATCTGTTTCATGGGTAAGCATTACCTCAGATTTCGATTCAAGAAGATCGATATGAGAGAAGACTTCTGTTTTTAATTCTTTTATAGTGTCTGTATTTGATTTTGTTAATTGAGCAAGATTTTCAACAGTACTAATTAACTTCTCAATTACTGAGTCTCTTTCCTGAAGAGCTAATGCTGCCTTTGGAGTAGCTTCTTCGAGATCAAGGAAGTATTCTAGGATTTCATTTTTTACTTCATCTTTGCATTTAGCCGTCATTGACAACTTGATTGCAAAACGCAATGGAAGGCGATAATCTAAAACCTCAATTTCTCCACCTGTGGGCGTCTCGCCCTTAAGGCGAACCGTGATGTAGTCTACATTTTCGGTTAACAAATCACTGTCAACCCAATTTTTATTACACCATCTAGCGAAATGGGACTTATCCATACCGAGCATCTCATAAAGGTGCTTGGCTGATACCATACCATTTTCATCTGGTGCAAGGGCTTTATTAAGTTTTGTTTGAAATTCATTTTGATTTGTGGACAATTCAGTATCCATTATTATATTTCTCCTTTTAATCATAAGGGCAGTTATCGCCCATTTCTATAATTTTAACATTAGCGGTTAATTTTATCAATTAAGGGCTGCAAGTCATAAACCTCTCCACGAGCATTGGCTCCAAGATCTTGAAGCTCATAATTACGTGCCTGCATTACTTTGAGTATTTCTTTTAACGTATCAACAGGATACTCTTTGCCGTCTATAAAGCTACGATACATGGCTACATATTTACGCTTTGTATTAGCATTCTCATGAGCTTCACGCCCCTGGGATCTTTTACCACCCTCTATGTCTACCAATGCTTTATCATCAAAACGCCCATATGTATTACTTACATTGTTTAAAGCAGAGCGGTAGACCGCTATCAACTGTTTCTCTTCCAAAAAGCGTGTGTACTTTGAAAGAGTCTGTTTCGAAATTCCTAACTTCTCACAAAACCAGGATTGGTCATATGTCCCTACTTTTGTCTTGGTATATATAGTTGTTAAGAGTAACAAATAATATCTCAATATAGAGGGTTTGTTCCTAATGTGCTCATCATCCATGATAATACGCGCAGCATCGGCACTGATTGCAACATATCCTTCATCAGCTACCTTATAAGAAGTCATGAAGATGCGCCACCAATGAGAAGACTCCTTTATTATGTCGAGATAACCGTTATCCACTATGGACTTTAGTCCTGCCTTAACCTTGTCACAAACAGAGTGCGAGTTGACTTCTCCATATGCCTGATCAACAATCTGCGAAACATTAAAGGTAACAGAGTCATAGTTAGGACTATAAGTTAATATCTGTAAAAAGACGTAAACAACTACCGCATCATCCGTAAGGTTCTCATCTCTTATTATTTCGTTGGATATATATATCATTTATTTGTCCTCCAATCCTGCATCAAATCGTATAATTTCTTTGCTGATACCATCCATTTTGAGAAAAACCTCAATCGGTGTTCGGGTTTCAAATACCTGTTTCATTGTCCTTTTCCTCCTTTTTCCTACCCGCTTATAAAAACGGATTTTTCCCACTACCTTTGAAATAAATACTTATATTATTAATAACTATATAAATTATTAATAAACAAATATACTGTTTTTTCAGACTCTATTAGAGTCTGAATATTTATTATTATAATTATTAATTAATATATTAGCAATCTATAATTTTAGTACTTAATCTTTATGCTTTATTTTTTGATTTCAATCAAGTTCTTAATAATAGCTAAATCTAGCGAATCGAATCTCGATAATTGGTTTTTAATTATATATGTACAATTTTGTGCTAATGTGTGTAGATTTATTAGCTGTAGTCCTCATCCCAAAAACCCAGGAAAGATCTGCGTTTAACACCCCCGGGTTGATCCTCATTGGTTCCAAAACTTCGCATTTTTGACATAAAGATCAGGAAAAATCATAATGAGCGCAGTCCTAAGGGACGAAACTATCAATCGTCAATCTCCCAAAGAGGAGAAGAAAGTGAGGAAAATATGATTACATTAAATTCAACAGTTGCAAAGGTTCTTAGAGACAATGAGGTTAATTTCTGTGGTTTGACTTACAAGGTTTCTGATGATGAAGCTAAGAAACTTCAGCAGTACATTGAGAATATGCTTAATGGTAAGTCCACTAAGGTCAACGCTCCATCAGCCGTCGAAGAGGAGAAGAAATCTTATGTATCCAACTATGATAACGCTTGCAAAGGTGAAGGTCAGTTCTGGAAGAGTGATCTTGTAGTAGTAACCCTTGAGGATGGCAAGTACAGAGCACGTTTCAACTATAGGCTCATCAAGGCTATGAGCAAGGATAAGGAGACAAAGAAGTTCTCACCACGAAAGTATGAGTTCATGAAAGAGATGTTCAAGAAGCAGATAACAGAGCTTAAAGGATCATGGGTAAGCAACGACGATGAAGTAGACTTTGGATGGTATGAGTTCCCAACAAAGAAGTCAGCAGAAGAGTATAGAAAGATCCGTAAAGCTGATGATAAGAAGTACGAGAAGAAAGCCTAAGGGCTTTCTTCCTCTTTTTTAAGAAAGGATGGTGATCTCCATGTTAAGACTAAGATATGGACGTAAGGTGTTCCGAGACGGAACGGAGTGGTATCACGTAGATTATATGTGTCGTCGCGAGGTTGTGAAGATAGGAAGCTACCGCAAGATGTTGAGATTTATGGGATATTATCCTGATCTAAATGGTACACCGATTTTAGCTACTAGGTAACATGGTGGAGAGCTTCACAAAGCTCTTGAGGGGTTCAAATCCCCTCTTACCTGATCAAAGACTTCTTGTTCTAGAGAGGTGCCTCAAGGACGCTTGAGGAGAGGTTAAAATCCAAAAAATAACAAATAAAGGCGTGATAGGCTGTAGAGAGATATCAGTGTTGTAGACGAGGATGTCGGAGTTGCAGTTCGAGCAAGGGTTTCGTCGGAGTTGCGCAGTAAGCGGACAGATACAGTGGTGTGATAAACCTACACACTACGGGTTACGCGAGATGACAAAGGTGAGGTCTGAGTTCGAAATTCCTATAGATGTCGAAGCACGTAGCACTTTCTAAGTTGACAAGGTTTAGATAACCAGGGTGTGAATCACTTGTCGAGAAGACTTAGGAAAAGGGTATCGAGGGCTGACAAGAGGGTCGCCGCCCTACCGAGAGTAGAGGTCATACCGAGGGGACAGCGCAAGAAAGTGGTGGCTGTTGAGTAAGGTTATTAAGTCAACTAAAATTCTTTCTCGGAATAAATATAATCGCAGACTGACCAAAGCGTTTATCATATAGTTCGCTTCGCTCACAAGAGGTAGTGATTGTGAGGGTATCAAAGGTTACAAGGTTTAGATTACCAGAGACTCCGCTATAGGAGAGGGTGCCAAGGCATTTGTGAATCACTTGTATGTTTGCTGAGGTTTAGATAACGAGACTGTGAATCACTCAGTATTCTGTAGAGTAATAGTCATGATACTTGTGAGTGGACGAATGTGAGTGGGCATGAGTGGTACAATCCCCAACAATAAGACCCACAACACTTCTGTATTGGTGTGCTCCGCAAGGTTTAGATTACCAGAGCTATGTAGTAGATGGGTGATAAAGACCCATGTGAATCACTTGTGGACTATGGTTCGATCCCATAGAGGAGTGCTCGGAGTGCTGAGTTCCCTCACTTACTTGGCGCTCCGTTTTTTATTAGTGAGGAGAAAGGAGCATTTATGGTTGATGTGTGGACAAGTGACATTGAAGCGGCAATTGATGAATATTATGAGGACTAAGGTTTGGAAAAACAGAAAGTGATTGGGTGCTGCATGGTATATCCACGGTGCTTGATTACGATAAGCCGGAAGAAGAAAGCGTGTTAAGAAAGTGGAAAATAAGAGATATTGGGTGGACGTAGAAAAAGAAATCAAGAACAAGATAATACTTGAATGTCATTGTTTTTCGACTTATGCACAAGTGATGAGATTTTATCGTCGTAGCAAGAGAAAAAGAAACTGTTTCACGTACCGAGTAGTTTACATATAAAGAGAAAGGAGATTTCTTATGGCAAAATTACTATATACACGCAAGGCAAATGGGGAAGAGATACGGCTTAATTTCTATGCTGACAAAGATGAATATGTAATTTACAAGGGAAACAAGATTTATGGGGTTGCAGACACAATAAATGCAGCGTATGCACTGTACAATGAGATTAAGTAAGGGAAAGGAGATTTGTGCTTATGTTTACGGAGAAAAATGGAATAGAGGTACTTTTGGTAGGGAAACGGATAATAGTATTTGATCAGGAAGCAAATAAGGTAGCCATCATAAAGGCAAAAGAATACACATGGGAGGTTACAAAGGGAAATGGATGATTTAGCAAGAATAGAGAGAGCTTATGGCTCAGTGGCAGAGTATAACAGATGTAGAGAAGAAACTGACGCTGAGCAGTTCGAAAGGGAAATTAGCTGTGCCAAAAACAAAGCGAAATTAGAATCTGCTGGCGAGAGGGCACTGTACTTCTGTGAGGATTGCATAGGTTGTAAGTATTATGAGATGGTTGGCCCTACAAGTCCTGGATTTTATTACGAGGACATAGATGACGTAGAGCATGGAATCTGTCACCACGAGGCAAAGCCATTTTTGAATGTAGAAGAGCCGTTTTGTAAGGGAAAGGAAGAAGGTGAATACAATGACAACGCCATGTGACATTCCCATTTACGATGATAAGGGAAATAAAGTTTATCATTGCCCATATGCCGACACATATATGGGATATGAAAGCGAAATGTGTCGTAACTGTTGTGGACTTGGAGTAGATGAGGAGATTGATTATGAGGAACGCGATTAGTGTAATGCTGATTTTAATGGTAAGTCTGTTATTTGTGGTTGGCTTTAAGACTCCCGAAAAGGAAATGGGGCATTATTACCCACGAGCATTTGTAGTTGATGAGCTCGATTATGAAAATGACAAGGTAATTGTTATTGACGGAGTAGGCATGGAATGGGAGTTTGCTGAGTGTGAAGATTGGGAAAAGGGAGATATGGTTGTTGCAATCATGTGCGACAACGGAACGCCAATTATGTCGGATGACTACTTTGTAGAAATTCAGTTCGCGGGTTATATTGACCCAGTTGCATATTGGAGTTATGATTAAAATTACACATAAGGAGAAAGCATATGAAACAGATTGTTGTGGGCAAAGATGAAGCAAAAATGGTAGATGATAAGGGAAATGTGTACCGAGCAACAAAAATTGGTGACAGATGGATTTTTCAAGGGAGAGCATACAGTTCTCCCTTTAAGGCGTTTAAGGAGGTGGTTGAATGAGCTACCGCAGTGAGTTCCCAGATTATGACGGAGAATTTTATTGCCCTAAAGGATGGGAAGATAATTCGTGGCACAATGACGTATGCCCTCACATAGAGAAACGGAGCATAGATGAATCTGTCAAAGTATGTGTGTGGCAAGATTACGCAGATCCTGACAAAAGAGAAAGAGACAATACAAAACGTTACCTCTTTCAGATATGCTTCGATGGAGATGATGCGCAGTTTTATTACGAAACAAATAAATGGAGTAAGATAGAGAAACTTATGAAGGGAGTAGACATATGAGAGATAAAATTAAAGAAGCACTTATTGCCGCGACGGATGAAATCTTTTTGGAGTGGCAAGCGAAATTGCATGTAGTTAGCGGAGATAATAGTCCAATGATGGTTTATAAGTTTGACGAATTGATAGATCAGCTTGCAGAACAAATGGAACTTATACTTCAGGAACAACCAAAGCTAGGCATTGCCAAGCTTGAAATGCTTGACGGAACGGAAATCAATTTAGCCAAAACGGAATTGGGATGTGATATGGTGCTGAAACTTGCAGAGGTTGAGAAGTACCTAAGAGAAAGGAGCTAACGCATGAGCGACTACTATTACTACAAAGAAAACGGAAATCTGTATAGGTTCCATATTGAGAGAGATGAAATGCCGTGGGATCCACGGAAAGAACAGGACGGGAACATTGGAACGATGAACCTCTATTGGAACAGATATATGATTGGCGACAATGAGGGCAAGGGAGATGCCGATGATGCTCTTAATGAAATCATCTTCGAGAACGTTCCTGATGATAAGTACGACGAAGAGAAAGTCATATATGAGATGGGACGTGGAGAAAAGATGGTTTTGATTCAGTCGCAAGAGAACATAGTTCTCCTTCCTTGCTACATCTACGAGCATAGTGGACTTTCAATATCATGTAGCGATGCAAGCTATCCATTCAATGACAGATGGGATGCTGGATGCGCTGGATATATTTACACTACCAAAGAGAAATGCTTTGAGCAGTGGGGTATAAAGGAAATGAGCAACTTCGAATGGAAAGCAAGGGCAGCGAGAGAACTTGTAGACGAGGTTAAGCTATACGACAAGTACCTTCAAGGCGAGTGTTACGGCTTTTGTCAAGAGAAATATGACCCAGATGACGACTGGATTGAGGATGAGAGTTGTTGGGGATTTTACTCAGATAAGTGGGGAGATGATCTTGCAAGAGATATTGCCGACAACGGCATAACAAGTGAACCGTTCATAAGCGAAGCTGAAGCTGAAAAAGAAATGGAAGAACTGAGAGTTATGGCTCAGGCAGATACGATGGTTTGTGTGTAAAGGAGGTGTGTAATGAAATTATGTAAGCGTTGCATAGAAGCCATACGTTCTCACGGAGAGAAAGTTTGGGTAGGGCCAATGCTCGAAAGAGAAATGGATGTAGACGACGAGGGGAAATGGTTCACATCAGATGGACTCACATGTGAATGGTGTGAGGAAGAAGATGACGAACTGTATGATTGTCACTTTTAGAAAGGATCGGAAGTTATGTGTATCTGTGTTAATTGTCCAAACAAATGTTCAGAGTATTATGCGAATGGAGTATCAGACAAAGCATATTATGAGTGGACTAAAAAGCAAGAAAGATGCGGAGGTGAAAAAGGAAATGATACGAGAAACAAACATCAATAGGATGATGGTTCAGAAACAGCGTAAACAGGCTTACGTTTACAAGACAAATGCTGACAAGATTAAGAAATTGCAAGAGAAGAAAGTAGTGAGGTGACAATATGGGAGTAGTTAGAGAAATCCACAGTGCTTATGGCATTACGCTCAAGGGAGATATCCAGGAGTACACATGGTACGACGGCAGAGTTGATGATGTAATCATGGCAATATATGTGAACGAAAGGGAAGTGTATCTTGGGCATAGCTTCTTCATCATTCTTTCAGACCCAAGTGGGCAGCGTATCAATATGGAAGCCGACAAAGATGTGTTGTGTTGGTATCTTGCACATCATCCCATGAATGATCAGGAGCTTGAGGATTTCTTCCTCAAGGAATATCACCATACAATGTGGAAGTACCACGCAAGAAATCAGATGTTCAAAGAGAAACAGGACGCAGAACTTGAACGAATTGCAGCAAAGGCAAAAGAAAAGCGTGAAACGGAACTTGATGAAATGCATAAGTATGCAGAAAGGAAAAAATTATATATGATTGTGCAATATAACCAAATATATTTCATCAAGTATGACAAACGGAAATACAAGGCAGAGGATCTTGATAAGGTTGGCGCTGATAACGTGCTTAAATTTGCTCAGGATTATCCAGACAACGGAGTTGACATTATTGAAAGGAGAACACTTGCAGTATGAAGTACGAAGTAGTAAGACACTCGATATGCGGAGATAGGGAGATTGAAGACCTCGATTATTTTGAGAGCAAAAAGGACGCTGAGAACATGGCTACTTATCTAACGGAAACATACAGAGAAGATGATGGTCATCCTTGGAGTGGAGATAGGTTCTATGTAGTCGAAGTCAGTGAAACGGAAATCGCTAGACGGCAACGGAGTTGGGCAGCATCAATGGCATTTGCAGAGATGGGAGGTGAATACTGATGTTATTAGCTAGAGAAAAGAATCCTATTCACAAGCTGTGGACAGATACACACAAGTGGAGATTGATTGATTACTTTGATGTGTGGGGAAATGAGGAAGATGGCTATTGGGTGAATGATCAGATAGAGGTTTTGGATGACCTCATTATGACGGACGATGTGGATAACAAAGCTATCTTTGATTACCTCAAAAATAGCATCGGCTACTTCGGACCAGAAGCGAAATATGAGGACATGACCTTTGATGGTGATGACTTCTATATTGAGATTGCAACAACACACAACGGAGCTTGGTATCCGCTTTGTAGATTAGAAAGGGTGGTGTGAAATGGAAAAAGAAATTAAAGTTTGTTTGTATGCTCACGAAAATGATAGCTATCATGAGTTGTGGAAAGTCATAGGCGAAGAAAGGTACTACGTCAGAAGTACTTTTAACGACGAAGGAACGTGGTCAAGCGTAAGTGACCCACTTGGATATTGTGAGCCAGACACAACTATGCCTGACGATGTGATGTTTGTCCTATGTGATGCAGAAGGGAATGAGTATTTTAGATATTCCAATGCACAACGGAATCCGCTTCCCAAGCTTGAAACATACATCAATATGCAGTGGCAAAAATTAAAGGATAACGTGGAACATAACACAGAAAATCTTACGGCTAACTTTTGGGCAGAATGTTGGAACGGAGATACAACCATGAAGATAAATCAATGGTTGTTGTCTTACAAGGATCCCAGCCTATACGCAAAGGAAATTGCAGACATGAATGGATATGACGAGAATTGGACGGGCTGTTGGCACGAACATGAAATAAGCTACGAACCAATTCCTGACTCAGAATTTATGTATCTTGGAAAGAAATATCAGTTCACTAAGGTAAAGCACAAACATGATGTATGCGGAGTTGAATGGTATGAATTTGTCTGTACTGATGCTCCTTATCAGATGGTTAATTGGGCAAGTAAAGATCGTCCTTGGATACAAACGTATCAGTACATGGGAAATTGGTTTGATGATACAACACATGGGACAATGTATGACCAGCGCACTGCAAGACAAATGGTTATTGAAGCTTTGCATAAGGAAATACCAAAAGAAAAAGAGTATTCAAAGCTCTTGTATGTAAAGCTTGGAGACAGAACACAGAAATGGTGGTCGGATGTATGCAGTGAAGCTACTTATGCGGACGTTGCTGATTGGCTAATCAACAGAGATTTGCATAGGAAATATGTTGACGAGTTGTGCAAACACATCGGAAAGGAGATTGAAGGAAAGGTGTTTGCGAGTAACAAAGAGAACAAGAAACTGATAACAGAAACATATCCCGACATTTATGGATATGATTGGTGTTTGATTTGAAAGGAGAACGCAGATGAAAAAGTACGGAGATAACATGGTCAAGGCAGACAAAGGCAAAAGGTTTGTACTCACAGAAAAAGGGATAGCTGAAGTTAAGAGCTATGCACACTTCGGAGTTGGCAATCCGATAGACTTCGGATATGCAGATGAGTACTGCGTTTATAATGACGACATCCTCAACGGATATCTTGTAGAAGTAGATGATCCCAATTGGGTCACTCTCCCAGGCTATAAGGCAGTGTATGACATAATCAAGGATGGTAAAACATATCAGTTGCCAGCCGGAAATGGAAACGAAATTTTCTTTGATAGGGCAATGGCAGAACGGAGAATAAGGGAGTTCAATAGCAAACCGTGGAACAGAGATACTAAAGCCTACATTATTGATGCGGTTTATGAAGGAAAAGCTCCTAGAATATGCCGCACATACAATGGAAAGACAGTTTATAACAGCGATTGGTGGTTTGGAGATATAGGAGAGGTTGGCGACTATGTAGAGCAAGAGATTGCTGATTGGTTTGCGAATTGTGTACCTCCGAGAACATACACAAGAAATATGATACAGTGCGGAGAACCTGATAGTTCTGCAAAAGAGGGTACGTTGTACGGAACGCTTGTGAGGGTTGCAAATGATATATGGGAATATAAGGGAGCGTGTCTTAAAGGTACTATTGACCACGGCACACCAATTCCTATTGTTTAAAATTAAAGGAGAATAAAACATGACTTACAAAAATGCGGTAAGAGATTTCAAGAGTATGCTTCGAGATGGAGAGTACGACTATTGGACAGTCCAGGAAATGTGGGCTGAGTACACAGATAGCATGTGCAAAGCTGGAGAGATAACACAGAAACAGTGGAGCACATGGGAGACACCATTTGAGTATGGCAAGAGAGTTCTTGTCTATAACAAAAAGGTTATCACACAAAAGTGATGTAAATGGCAAACGCCTTTACATAGAAAGGAGCAACCAAAATGAATCCTGATTTCTATTGGAATGGAGACGATGGTTGGGAAACTGAGTGTGTCATTATAAACGGCCAAGTTTATAGAGGTGATAACACGTCAGATCTTCTTGACATCATCTCCAAGCTAGAGGAAGTCTAGCACAGAGGGGCTGAGTTGTCAAGGACGACGCTCAGCCCTTGGTTGAAGAGAAAGGAGTTCATATTATGAAGAATGAGTTAAAACCCTGTCCGTTTTGCGGAGGAAAGGCAGAGTTGGTTCTATGTTTTAATGGAAAAATTCCACAAATCAGATGTTCTAGCTGTTTAGCGTTGATGGGATGGCATTGTAAATCTGTTAGCGCGCTTAGAGGTCAGCTAAATTTCGACACCGAAGAAGATGCGATAGCTGCATGGAATAGGAGGACTACACAATGAAACGGATATGTGAACACTGCGGAAAGCCAATTACATTCGGCTGCATGACAAATGATCAGGGTGATTTTTACATCCATGAAGAGTGCTTTGATGATTGGATGGACAATCGCTACGGCAAAGGCAAATGGATGGCGCTTGGCAATGGAGAGGAAGATGGTTGCGGTGGTTTCTACATCACAACTGCCAATGTGGTTGGTGGTTATGAGGGAACCGGCATTTACTATACAGAATACGAACAGGAGGAACTTGAAGATGAAGATTGAGCTGAACACAAGCGTGTTGCCTATTGTAGTTCCTGATACATACGGAACTGGATTTTGTTATGAAATCCAGGAAGAGTATTGGAGTGAGTTCAAACAAAAAATGGTTGAGCTGGCAGTGGAGTATATCAAAACTGCATTAGAGGAAACTATCTTCAAGGATGCGGTATTGACTCCGCAAGGGATAACAAGTCCGAAGTACTATAACTATACAACAGACAGAGCAGACTTCTTTATGGAGTTTGATGATGGCTTAATTGACAGAGTTAAGGACGAAATAAAGGCAGATGAAGTTGAGTTCTTTAGGTGGGCAAAAGAAAAGTACCACAGCTATGACGGATTTGTTTCTTTCATGCCATATGAATTCACTAAATGGTGGAAAGCAATAGACGAACCTGCCAACGCAAAATACAGCTACGACAAAGAGAGAGCTATCTCAATGTACATCATGTATAAGCTAAAAGATTTCAACTTGGATAGTATGCAAAGAGATTACATTGATGATTGTTGGGATTACGCAAGCCAAAACGGAATGGAGGTGGACGAAGAAGATTATTGTGGATCTTAAACCGCGAAAGAGAGAGAAAAAAAGAAGTTGATATATTAACGGAAATAGAAGAGGAGATAGACAATGGGAATGGATTATAGGTACAGCGGTTCTGCTTCTTATAGCAGATTTAGTCAAGAAATGGATTTAATTGATAAGCTAGTTCAAAGTGATGATGTAATATTTACATCCTGGATAGCGAATCCTTACAAGGAGCTAAGTGTCGAGGATACAGAACATATCTTCAACATACTTGTAGATTTTGTAAATCATCATCCTGATGTTGAGTTACCTAATCAGCCTCTGTGCGAGATAGAAGAAAGTTTAACTTTTGGCGAAGGATGGTGCATACATAGATGAAGAAGAAAATTGTTGTACTTAAGCCGCCAGCTTGCTTCACCAAGCCAAAGGCAACGGAGAAATGTTGGAACTGCATATACTATTTTGATTGCAAAGAAAGAGAGGTAAAGAAATGAATAAGAAAGTAAAGAGAAGGCTTGAAAATATCTCCAGTAAGATAGGACAGATTAAGGACGAAGCTGATTACATCTACGAGGATCTTATCCCTGAGGTTGGAGATGATTCCGAAGATCTAGTAACAATCGAGATGTCACTTGAGAACATCGAACAATGGGCAAGAGAGACAAGAGAGTATGTTCGTAACACTTACGATGAATTTGAGGAGGAATAAATATGGATGCATACGCAGTATCAATTGATGAGTACATTAAGGACGGCAAGAAGATAACAGTGCTTCAGGAGTTTCCGGAGATTGATTATGCTTTGCTTGTAAGGGAAGCGAAGTACGAGCCATTTGTTGCAGCCTATGGATGGGATGAGCAGAACGTGACTTGGAGCCAAGGGCATTACTTCTCAAATATTCTGGATGCTACAAGGTGGATTCAGATTAAAATTGAGCATAAGTATGACCGAATTTCATATGACCGCATGTGTGAGCTTGCTACCAATGCAATGCATACGCTTAAGGAGTGTGATGACGAATATGCATTTGAGGATTTCATGCGCGAGAATGATGTGGAAGAAAGCGAGCGAGAGTTCTTCGGATTAACGGAAAGCGAGGACAACGAAGATGACGAGGATTGAGATGGGAACTATCGTAGATGGCTACGAGGCGGCCATGATTACAGAGGGCTTTGACACTAAGTTTGAGGTAACGGAAATGGATAGCGGAGTCAAGAATACCTTTGATACTCTTGGTGAGTTTGCGGAAGAGGTACTGCTTACGCAGAACATGATGGGGTATTACAGATTGAAGACTCTATTGGAAGACTTAATTGCAAAGGTAATGGACAGCGGAGCTTGCGATGTGATTGACAAATGGAAAGCGGATCAGTTCGTAAGCGAGGATGAACTTGAGACTTTGGGGGTAGATAAATGAGCATAATTTCAGCGACCATGTATGGTCAGAAAGTGAGGAAAGCAATGTATAAGTATGAGATATGGTTTGAAGGACAGTGCATCATGGATAGGACAGGTTACGACGACCTTGAGTTTGAGACAGAAGAGGAAGCCATTGAGGAAGCTAAGACGGAGATTGAAGACCGGATTGAGCAGTGGAAAGAAGATGGCGGGTACAACGGAGAAACAGTTGATAATTTCTACATTGAGGTAAAGGAGGTTTGATATGAAACGGATCGAAGAAGTATTAAGCGAGATGGGTGTGAAGTTTGAATACACTCTTCCAACGGAAGATTCATGTGGCCATGTCCTTATTGAGTTCTGGACTGACACGGCAGGGCAGGATATTCCATACGAGTATGACAGATGGGATGGTACGGCTGAGGATCTTGTAAAAGATTTTGTAAGATATGCAGAGAACTACGATGTAGATGACGAGGTTGAGCTTTTCGTTGACATGAGAGGGTGGAACGGAGTTCCAAGTACAGTAAGGGAACTGCTTGATGATTGTCAGGAGGCAAAAGATACACTGATGAAAATTGCAGAGAAGTTACGGGCTACGATTAAGGATGAAATCTAGTTTATTGGAAAGGAAAATCAAATGAAAAAATATGGTGTAGGAAACAAGTATGGATTAGACCTTGAAACCTTATGGCAGATGTTTGCCGGGAATTCTGATGAAGAGGGTGAAGTAGATCTTTATGAAAGAAAAAGACTACGCTTTTCTAAAGATGGAGAACGAAAATATTTTGACCTTATTCGTAATGATACAGATGAAATTGTTTGCATGGATGGAGAAGTTTGCGAAATCCTTTATGAGGACAATGGCCTCTTAGAACTTGTTGGAGAAGATACTCAGGTAAGATTTAAGATGGTCAGAAAAGAATTTGAGATTGCGGTAATGTGCTGATAATAAAACTAAATTTTTATGGAGGTAAAAAGAATGGAAAGTATATTAACAGCAACTTTTGCACTATCAGAAGAAGAGAAAGACGAATTCAATGAAGTGATTCGAAAACTCATGGCCATCAAATCGGATCCATCTTTGGCGAAATGCGAAGATGCAAAACAGAAGCTAGATGATGCGAAAGCAATACTGGTAGCAATTAGAGATGGCAGACCTATGAAGATTAAGTGACAATAAAAGGAGGCAAGATATGAAATACGAAAATTACAAATTGGAAGATGGTTACTTCATGAACCACGGAGAAGATTGGACTAAGGAAGAGATGGATGATGTACTGTCCACATTCCCAGAAACAAAGGACGACGAACGGAAAGTAGAAGCGCTTAAGCAGTTGATTGAGGATATTGATAACGGAGTCATTAAGCAGACGAAGTGGCACAACTTCCATCCATCTTCTGTTAAAGCATATGCAAATTCTCACAAGCCAATCTTCGGATATAGAAATGAAAGCTATTATAAGTCCGCTGGTATGTACATAATGTACTGCGGAGAGGAAGAAGTGATAAATAGCAAATGGAGAGCGGAATGTCTAATTACGGATTTCGGTGATGATGTAAAGAAAATAAATTGGTTGTCAAGAAAATATTCTCAAAAGGAAAAGGTGGTAAAACAAAACAAAGAACAAGAGGAATACGAAACAATTCATGCTGAGAGAATTGATCAGGGCAAAAGAACAAAAGAGAAGATGTATAATACAGAACTTTGTGTTTGTACTGAGTTAGATAAAAATAGATGGCGTGATTATTATACGCCTAATACGAAGAAACTTGTTGGTAGATTCTATATCGACTCTAACCGTTATGGAGAAATAACTACTGCAAAGGATGAACTCCTTACAGTAGAAGCTGGACGTGAACTTGAAAAAGCTTGTGATGAACTTGCCAAAGAGATATCGGAAATCATAGATGTCTACAATGGTAGGTTCACTGATATCATTAGAAAAGGAAAGGAGACTAAAGCCGAATGAGTGGATGGGATTATGAAACACTAAGAGATGGAGTTGAACATGCAATAGCGAACTTGCAGGGTGAGTTCTTAAGGAGTCATGGAATCGAGGAGATAACACGAATCGATACGGATCTTGGAGAAGGCCTTGAACGTGCAATCTATAAAATTGCAGATTGCATTCAAAGGCAGCTTGTTTTGGAACGCAATCCAATCAGCGTTCACTACTGTGAGAAAGATGATATGACTTTCATCATGCAGGATAGCTATGATGAGAACGGAACTCTTGTTAAACAGGCTTGCGTTGGTTGGTATTACGGAGAACCAGAAAAGAATCTAACAAAAAGATATATAGATGATCTTGTTGCTGAATATGAATATGCTGATGCCAGATTGAGAGGAGCGGAAAGATAATGGAAAAAGTTATAGGTTTGATTTACAGATTTAATAAGAATGATTATCAGATTTCTTTAATGGATTTTGATAAGCATGATCAGAGCACCCTAATGGCCATGATGGAAAAGTATGATAATGATTGTTCATGTGAGAGAGGCGATGCAAAACTTACTATTGATCAGGCAAACGTAGAGTATTGGGAAAAGAGTTGGGCAGAGCAGGACGCGGAAGCTAAACGGAAAGAGCTTGCAGCTAAACTCTATAAACTTGGCATGGTTGAAACAGATATTATGTATGACCATCAGGCAGACGAGCAGTTAACAGAAGAGAAAATTGTAGACATCCTTAAAAGCAAAACAGATACGGCTTATATGCTTGAACAGTTCTTGCAGTTCTGTGATGGGAGCCAGGAAGAGGGCGACCACAAGAAGTTCTTTGAAGCGTCAATGGAAATTGTACATTACATGGAGGGAATGGAATGAAAGCTGAATACTTAACGGAAGAAATACTCGCAGAATTTATGGAATGGATGAAAGACGAATTCCCTAGTTCAATGAGTAATTTATTCGCAAGAGACTTAGTTGAGAACATTGTCCGCTATGCTTACAAAGAGAGAGGACACTCTTCTTGGTGGGCTATCGATATGATAGCGGATTTAATTCCTGAGGTTGAGTACGAGGAACTTGAAGCAAGGTTGACAAAGTTTGGATTTAGAGAGGAGAGTGATGGAAATGAAACAACGGATTAAGGAGTTTTTGGAAAACATACTTAAGAATGAAGATCACGAGGCAACATGGATGTATAGATTGGCTGCTCACAATGGAAAACGATGGGCGTTGGTTGCTGCCTGGATGGACTATAACAATGATAACGATTGGAAATTATATGCCAAGCTTGCTTATCAGCCAACGAATTATATCATGCAAGAATATGACATTGATTGGATAATGCCATACGATGCAGAAACCGGAGAGGTTGATGATACGGAACTTATGATTGGAACTTCTGTTAATGAAACCGACATTGATTGGTTGCTTGAACAGTGGGAAAGATTCCAAAGGGAATATGTATATAAGGAGGATGAAGACGATGAGTAAAATTGTAGCAGAAGCAAGTGGACAGTGGGTAGAAACTTGGCACGATGATTGGGGATGGAATATAAACATGAGTGATATTCTTACAAAGTTGATTCAGTATGCTGGTCGATACGTAGATCAGTGGGCATCGGATCTGTTTATCACATGGAAGTACAATGTGGAAAATGAAGAGAAACTTCATAATAAAGATTGGAATGAAACAATCTATATCGGCTTTAGGCAGCAGGGGGTAGACAATAGTTCCGAACCTTGGGGAGAGGGAAACAGAGTTTTTGAACAGAAAGACAAGAACATGTATTACTACAGACGGATTGTAAAACTTGAGATTGGCCCTCACGAATATGGAAAAGATTGGATAAATATGAAATTGGAGGTAGTAGCATGAAACTCGTAGATGCAATAACTCTTTGGAAGGGGGACAAGGTAAAACCAAAAAGAAAGAATCAATACTCGCCAGATCGGTGGGCAACAGTTCAGGATGTTGAAGTCAATGGAGACGGAGAAGATAAAACAGTTAAGGTACTACTTGATGATGGTAAGTGGTATGACTACAAGGAGTTAAAGTGAAAGGAGTTACGTAAATGGAAGAATTTATTACAAAAATTAAAAGAGAATTCGAAGAGAAAGAACAAGAGGTTGAGACATTAAAGAAACGGATTGATATGCTTCAGGATGCAATCATTTCTCTTATGGCTGGAAAGCAAGAGCCTATTAGAGTATCTCGCATAGACTTTGTAGCCATACATGATAAATGCGTTTCACTAATGGAAGATGAAGACATTGAAAAACTCTTGTATTGCAACGGAAACAAAAAGGCTAATGTCACTGTACAGTGGAATAATCTGTATTGTGATTGTCAAGATGGCGCCATTGTTAGTAATTATGTTTTCCCAGCTATTGATGAAATGGAAAGTGAATTGGAAGGAGATGAGACAGTATGACGTGGGATGAAATCTGTGAGAGAGCTGACGATTGTGGCTACGGAAGTGATGAGCTCACCGCTAAGGATGAAGCGCGTTGGCAGGTAAGGAACCTAGTTCTTGACAAAGAGAACATTGATATAGAAGAAGCGGAGTGTCCTGAAGAAGAGGTTGATTATTACACAGGATTGTGGAACATAAAGTTTGACGAAAACGGAAACATAGAGGAGGCGACATGTTAAATTCAAAGGAAGTCCTTGAGTTCAAGGCAAAGACAAGTATTGGTGCGATGGCGTTATTTACAGATAAGTGCAAGAGAGGCGGAGTTGTCAACGCTATCAGATGGTTTGAAGCAAATGCAAATGACTTTCAGAAAGAAGAGCTTGCGTATCTTGTAAGGCAACTTTTATACGCAGTCAAGGTTGATTGCGACGATCCAGACACAGTGTTATTTGATTTAGCAGCTCAGGCAGATGAAGATTACGAGGAAGCATATGACCAGGAAGGAATTAACGGCTAAGGCTTACGAAATGATTCGTGAAGATCTTGGTAACGAGGTAAAGGAAAAGGACATTTGGAAAGCAATTGCGGAGACAGATGATGAAGAATTGTGGAGTTTTGTTTATGAGCCAAAAGTTAGGAGGAAATTAAATGCTAAATTGGATTACTAAAGATACATGGGAACTGTGGGCTGAGAATATTGAGTACATTATAAACCACACAGAAGAAAAAGGAACGGAAGCATATCACATTTTAACTTACCTTGAGGGGGAGGGTGCTTTCACTTTAAAAGAGGAGGAAAATTAAATATGGAAAGAACAACTAGAGCAAAACGGAAACAGTATGCAAGGGAGTTTTATCAACTTCTTTGCGGTGGCGGAGTACAAAAAGCAGCAATTGTAATTCAGCGCCAAGATAGTAAGACAAATCCCAATATACATAGATGTCAGTTTATTACAGCACATGTCAATGGTCCTTCTTCTAATGTAGTAATAGCTGAAAGTGTTGATGGAATTACTGGATGTTTTTATGAATTAGTTCAGAGCATTCAAGGGAACATTCCTCAGAAAGGATATTTTGAGGATGGGTTCCAAAATTGGTTCAGAAGGACAATGCACATGAGGATTACGTGGAACGATGGCTTAGTAATTATGGTTGAGTATGCGAGGAGGTAAACGTAATGGATATTATTTTAAGTCACGATGCAGATGAATTGTATAACATTGATGGATCATTAGCCAGCTTTGAGCTTCAGAGCACGACGGAGTTGGACACTATGGTGGACGGCATACGGAAACGGAATGGATATATTCCATTCTTTGATGAGACTGGATCTGACATTTGGACAAATGGATGGTACGACTTTTATCTTGAGGTAGATGTACTCAAGAGAAAGGTAGTATCTCTTGTGGCTGTTGTTTGTGGTAACGACAATGATAAAGAAACTGTTCCTGATGACAAGAACTATTACAGACTTGAGGAGTATACCTCGATAGATTTTGAGGATGTAATGAAGCAGTTAATTGCAGAGCTTCGCAAGAGGCATACATCTTTGGATGAGATTGAAAAGGAGGTAAGGGAATATGACTAAACAAAGAGTAGCAGTCAAAGTTTGGTTGGATGGTAGCGAACAGTGGAATTGGGGCTATCTTGGCAAGGATGGAAGATTATATATCAGACAAGAAGATGGATGGGATAGACTTGACAATCACGTAATCGACAAGGCATGTTGTGAGTTAAATGGGAATGATTTATATGCATATAGAGAGGAGTGTACGACATGAATTTTGAAAAGGTAGGTTGTGACTTTAAAGATTGGTTGGTCAATAATGGCTACTTGGATTTTGAAGAGGGGCTTGCTGAAGAGCAGATGATTATTGATGATCTCGCAAAGGCATACGAAGTTGCTCCTCGGTTGGTGAACTTGATAAAGAATATTGCAGATAGGTAAAGGAGATTAAAAGATGAAAGTTATACTGAGATTAGATGATGCAGGAGATAGCTACACAATCTATACCTCCAAGAGAAATCTTACAGATGTTATGAGAGAGCTATGGGAAGAATCTTACAATGATTGCCTTGCTGATGACACAGAAATATCAGAAGAAGATACCTGGTTCGAAGATGATCAGGCACAGATAGTCAGTAACGGTTGGTACATATCGGAGTTCAAGATTATTGATGTAAAGGAGGTGTGAAGTAAAAGTAATTAATATTGATAAATTTGTGTTCGCACACTCGTGATGAGTAAGTGAACAGAAAAGGAGTAGCGGAATGGATATTGTATCTACATATTCTGTAAAGATAAAAGACTATAACTATATATTTAAAGAATCCATAGAGCAATATCGTTCTGCGGTTAAATTCTTTGTCGATGTTTGTTTAAGAGAGTGGAATGAATTATCACTTATAAATAGCAATCAATATCAACTATCCTATGTGGAAAGCAAGACCATAATAACCAAAAGTAGAAAAGCAGTTCCTTATGACTTTAATGAAGTATGCTACAAGATGCCTGTCTATCTTCGTAGAGCATCTATAAACGAAGCACTAGGTAAAGTATCATCTTATAAATCTAATTTGGCTAATTGGGAAAAAGAAGATGAAAAGTTTCGTGGCAGACAACCTACACTCACTAAAGTTGGTAATGTATATCCTGCACTTTATAAAAATAATATGTTTTTAAAAGCAGATGATTATAAAGCAAGGATAAAAGTTTATAGGAATAATACATGGGATTGGATTGAGGTTTCTTTAAGGAAAAGTGATGTAGATTATATTAAACATCATTGCAGTAGCTTAAAAGAAATGTCCCCAACACTTCAAAAGCGTGGCAAACAATGGTTTTTAGACTTTCCATTTAAACAAACAGTAAAGTTAGTTAATACACCTATAAGGAAACAGACAATACTTGCAGTGGATCTTGGATTAAATTCTAGTGCAACGTGTTCTGTAATGCGTTCAGATGGCGCGGTCTTAGGCAGAAAGTTCTTACATCTACCTAAAGAATACGACTCTCTTAGACGCAAGATAGAACACATAAAGAAAGCACAGAAAAATGGTTCAAGAAATGTAAGCAATCTTTGGGCTTATGCAAGAGGTATTAATGATGATATAGCAGTTAAGACAGCTAATTTTATTATGGAAATTGCCATTTTATATGATGTGGATTGCATTGTCTTTGAACATTTAGATTTAAGCGGAAAGAAAAAAGGTTCAAAGAAACAGAGGTTGGCTCTGTGGAAAGCAAGATATGTTCAACAGATGTTAGAGCATAAGGCACACGCAAATGGGATAAGAATATCAACAATAAATGCATGGGGAACAAGCCGACTTGCTTTTGATGGTTCTGGAAGAGTCTTAAGAGGACGAGATTCAGAAAAGTGCAAAAGTTATAGTGAGTGTGAGTTCCAGACAGGAAAGATTTATAACTGCGATTTAAATGCTACTTACAATATCGGTTCAAGATATTTCGTAAGAGAAATATTAAAGACCTTGCCTGTAAAGGTAAGGCAACACGCCGAGGTAAATATCCTTGGTTGTGCGAAGAGAAGCACCTGCACGTTGGCTACACTAATTAGTTTAAATGGAGTTTTACAAACTGCGGTCTGATACTGCGCTATTTAAACTGTATCTATAGTCAATGAGTCTGTACCATAAGAAAACGTGGTATGGAAGCGCACGACTTTAGTCGTGTGAGGCTTCACTGTGACACGGATCGCAAGATGATTGAGATTATTGATGCTTGTACAGTAGAAATTACAGCGAAAGAAAGGAAACGGAAATGAGATGCAATAAAGGAGATAGAGCTGCTGAGGATATACAAAAATTTATTAATGGATATGACTTTAGTAAATTCGATGTCTATTCACGAACTGATGATTACTTAGCGATTGACGTAGAAGGAATAAATGAAGATGAAGTAGTTTCCCTTTTGAATCGTCTTCATGCTTGGAATTTAAGTGCAAATCAGTGGGAACATTATATTGAAATCTATATTGGAAACGATGACAGATGGTAAATAGTTATACAAGACTAAGAGTGGAGGAAGTTAAATGAAAGATTACAACGGAGAACTTAAGGTAGGAATGAAGCTTCTTTACAATGGAACACCGATGCGGTGGGCAAGCAGAACCGGGAAGGTTTGCGAGGTTATGAACCCTGGAAAATATGTTATCTCAAGATTCCATGGTGACTTTGCTCTTGTAAAGTCCGATAGGAAGAATGCCACAACAGAACACTATATCCGAAAGGATGAAATTAAACGTGCACTAAAGGAACTTGAGTTTGCAGACTTAACCTGCACGATGGGATTCATCGGACTGAACCTTAGAAGACCACGATGGGTAATCAATGACGAGGAACTTATTAAGAAAGCGAAAGAGTACAACAAGAGGAGGTAAAATCATGACCTTAAAAGAATTGTTATATGTATGGGAACCGTCATTCATAGCGGTTGGTTATCAGAACGGAAAGGACATTGTATATTCTGGCAACTCAAAGAACATGAACATTGATAGGTTACTCAGAAAGAACGTGACGTATATCAAAACGTCAACAAGAGAAACAAGTGCAACAATAATATATGTAGACTGAAAGGAGAAAATTAAATGAAGAAGTTTATAGTAGATATTTACCATGAGGTTAATGAAGATCATTGGTCGGAAGTTAAGTATGAGGGAGACGATCCCAAGAAGGCAATCGAAATGTGGGCTGAGCTAGAACGGAGCGAGCCAACAATGGTGAGCATTAATGTCAGAAGAAAGGCAGATGCCCAGGAGCTTATTGATTATGCTTATGAGAACATGGAGTGGTTGATGGAGCTTTGCAGCAAGGAACATTTTCCATACAAGGCAGACTATATTAAGAAAGCAGTTGAGAGAGCAAAGGAAAATGAATGCATGACTTTCCATGAGTATCAGACATGGGATGGTGACTACTATCCCGATCAGGTACATCCATTTGATTTAGGTTGAGGTGCGATTATGGCGAATAAAATTATATGCGAACTTTGCAAAAGAGAAATAAAGAAAGAGCAGAAGAACTGGATTGGATCGTTTGCTTTATGCGAGAAGTGTCTCGCTTATCTGAAGAGAAAGGGGAAGTGATTATGACTTGGGTTAAGGGAATTCCACCAAAGATGTTGCAAGAACAATTTAATATTTATCATGGTCAGTGGATGCCAGAAATGGATCGCTGTTGGGAAGACTACGAGAGAGGTTATTCAGTATGTTCTCGGATGATCTACACAAAACAGTGGGGAAACGTAGAGCATGTGACAATCACAAGACATCATAAGGAAGATGGTCCTCTTGTTGCTACTGGAGGCGAAGCCTCTATTGGTTGGAACGAAAAGATGATGATTAAGAATGAACTTTTTGGCGAGGATCGATTCGCAATTGAAGTATATCCAAAACAGAAATATCTAGTTGATGTTGCAGATGTGTATCACTTATGGGTGTTTGGAGCTAAGTACGATATGCCGTTTGGTATTCACCCAAAGGAATACAAGAAGGCAATCAACCGTGGCGCTACGTTCTATGAAGAGGACATGACTGAATTACAGAAGCACATGGAGGATAAAAAGAAATGATAATCTACAGAAGTTATGCGGAACTTAAGGGAAATAAAGTAGTTGAACTTTTATGGGATGACTATGATGAAGCAATGAAATACTTCTATGGTCTCCGTAATTATTCCAGGTGCAAGATGGTAGAGATATGGAAACTCCGTAGTCAGCCTGATCATGTATTCAAGGATGAAGAGTGTGTGGCCAGTTGGAGTTAAGTTGCACAAAGAAACTTAAGAAATATTTAACACTTTTCCGGCAGGAAAGTTAATGGAAGTGAAATATAATGAAAGGAGATAAATGAAAGATTATAACATAAGGGAATTTAAACGGATTCTTATGGACAACGGCTGGGTGTATCATCACCAGACCGGAGATCATGAGATATGGTACAAGAACGGTAGGCACATGAGCGTTCCTCTCAGAAAGAAGAACCCCATGTTATTTAGGAGACTGATAAGGGAAAACGGAATAAAGATTAAGGAGGTGCATTAAATGTTTGGAATAATTGTTTTTATTATACTTGTCATATATGTAATTCGAATGGTTATTTTAAATAGTACCGATGATATAAAGGGAAGAAACGAATTCCGAAATGATCGTTTTAATACATATATAGACCATAATGGAATTAACCGCGATTTAGATACAAATCAATATAGGTCAATTACCAAAGATTATAATGGAGACATTTACCTTAAAGGAAAAGATATAGGAAGTGTAAATATAAGTCAGCAAGATAGAGAAAAAGAATATCAGCAATATAAGAATGCTTTAGAACACGGATTAGATATTGGACGGACAACAACCTATTGGAGTCCCAGTCCAAACTTTAATCCATCAAAAGAAATTAACGTATTAGGCAAAAGGTATAAGGATTTAAAATCTGGTGAAATTCTTGTTGTTAGGGTTCATGAGTATAAGAATTATTATGTAACTATTGATACGATGGAAGTTTTGAGATATACAGATTTCCAGAGATATACAATGGAACAACATAATAATTATTCAAAAGAAAAAGAGATAAAAGATGTTAAGGAGTTCCAAAAATATATAAATAACCGAAGGTCTGATTTAAAATTTATAGGAGATCCCACTAAAGGAATTGGTACTTTTAATGTGACAAATCTAGGGGATTATTGGAAGCCAAAGAAGGGAGTAGTTTATCAATGATAAATATTTATGATATAGCAAGGAACGAAAATTTACTTCCTAAGCTTGTCAAGGTAGGAGAATACAAAGTTGAACGAAAAATCACCTCAGAGAACGATACTTTAATAGATTTTATTCATAATACAATGAAAGTCAATCAATATGATAATGAACACCTATATTTAATCTCAATGGACATGTATGATAGGGCATTAGGTGTATTTCTACTAAGCATTGGAACTTATAAAGAATGTGAGACATCAAAAAGAAATATTGCAGAATGTTTAGTCTTGTCTGGTGCAAGACATTTTATAATGATTCACAATCATCCAGATGGAGCATTGTCATTAAGCGAGGGAGACGAACAATTTGCTAGAAGTATGAAAGAATTGGCGGAACTTCTTGAAATAGAATTTGTAGGAAGTTTTGTAATAACTAACGATGGAATTATATGCAATGGAATGGACAAACCAGTAAAATTTAAACGGAGGTAATAATATGCCAGCAAGATTAGAGAACGAATTAAAAATAAATGAAAACGTAAATGAAATCTTAAAGGGATTACCATCATATGTAAATGAGTGGCACGATAACTTATATGCGGGTAAAAAGACAGCATCGACTAGAAGAGATTTTGTACGGAAAATAAAATGCTATTTAGAATTTATAAACAGAAATCCTATGAATGTAACCCTTGATGAAATTAACGATCAATCTGTTACTAAGTATTATATTTCAATTGGAACTAAGAAAGATAAAAATGGAAATATCGTAGAGACTTCAGGTTCATATCAACAAAATGTATATTCTGCGCTTAGTAATTTTTTAAAATTTCTTACAAAAAAAGGATATATAGATAAAAATTATATTCAAGATATCGAACGTCCAAAGAGTAACGATCTTGAACGTATTAATGAACATCGTATAAGATTCACTAAAAAAGATTTTAAACTTGTTTTACATGAAGCGACAATGGAATTTGATCCTGTCTACAAATATAGAGACAGTGCACTTTTAAGAATACTGATGAGTACAGGCATGAGAGAAACTGCTTTAAGGATTATTAACATTAGTGATATTGATTTTGAAAAGAAAACATTAGTTACTATGGATAAAGGTAAAGGAAGTGGAAAGTTTCAACTTTATTATCTTAATGATTCTACAATTGATAGTATAAAAAATTGGCTTGAATATCGTAAGTGCTTTGAGAGATATCCTTCAGATGCTTTATTCCTTTCTTATCAAGGGGAGAGAATTAGTACAAAAGGAATTGCTAAAATAGTAGATAAGCATTTTTATAAAGCTCTCGGAAAGCATGTTAGTCCACATAAAATAAGAGGTGGAGTGGCAAGTATTCTTTATGACGACACAAAAGATATTGAATTTGTAAGAAGATCTATTGGTCATAGTAACGTAGAAACAACTCAGAGATACATCAGAACGGAGAACAATGAGAGACAGCAGGCTGCAAAGTTGTTAGACTTTTGACTCCTCAAATCTGAGGAGTTGTGTGCTCAAATTTGAGCTGACAGAAAGGAAAAAGATTATGCCTAAAATACTAATTGATATACCAGCTAGTACTAAATATTATGTCGATCATAAAAGAGATACGTATCCTGTGATAGATATTATATGAGAAGTATCAAGCAGATAAAGACGAGGTACAAACAATCATTAAACATTTTTTGATGTGAGGTAGAGAAATGACAAACGGAGAACTAATAATAGGGATGATGCTTTTAAGAAGAATGTCTGACTATGCGTATGTAATAGTGGAAAAAGATAGAGAAAATGAAAATATATCATACACAATCAAAGATCCATATAAGGAGGTGGAGGATAAAGAATGACAGATTATCAGAAATATATAAATGCACTAAGAAAATGTGCTAAAGAGCATGAGAATGATAGAACATCAACAGGACATATTATTGTATCTGATTTATGCAGTGATACCGCTAATTTGTTAGAAGCATTAGAGCAAGAGCCTTGTGAAACAATAAAAAAAATACCTAAAGACTATAAGTACGACACAGAAACGGAAGATTTTTAGTGTATCGTCATATATACACAGGGCACGAGATACATATTGAGAAGCCTGTTCCAAGATATAGATTAGAACAAAAGCTTGTCCTTGACAAGATAAGAGCCGAACTAATTCAGTCTATTCAGAATGGAACACTAAAAATAGAAAGTGGAAATGAAGAGTTGTTCCGTATTATCGACAAGTATAAGGTAGAAAGTGAGGAATAAGGAATGAATACAATATACATAATGGATTGTGGAGAAATTTGCTGTGAATATTGCAGCAAAGATAAATGTATTTATATAACGGATAATGAGACAGAAAGTGAGGATAAGGAATGAATAAGTTTATTATTTTAAGCGGTGCAGAAGCTTGGCGTCTATACAATGATGAGCCAGTTAAGGTCTATGTAGACCAAATACCTTATGTTCTTTGTACGGATGAATATTATAAAGACATACAGAATGAAAGCACTGATAGGATAGATGGACAGGATGAATCAAATTATATAAAAGATATGGTTGTAATCAATAATAAATTAAAAGATCTATCTGAAAGGGTAGAAAACATAGAAAAGCAGATGAAAGAAGATAAAGAAGAACAATTAAAGAAATTAAAGGCAGAAGTAGATTATGCAAAATTTCGTTGTTCCTTAGAAAATATAAAGTTAGGAGCGAGGAAGAATGAAAATACAGTATGTTAAAAATGGCAAAGGTGCAGAAAAATTTGGAACTTGTATTGAATGTGGAAAAGACTCTTACCTTGATGAGCATTTAGTGAGATTAACCCTTGGAAGTATGCATCATGCATCATTTTGTTTGTGTTCAGATTGCTTAAATAGATTGATTGGCGAATTAAGAAATAATTTTTGAGAGGTAGAGAAATGACAAGAGAAGAAAAGATTGAATTGCTAAATAAACTCTTGGAAATAGAGGAAAAGAACGATATTGGTAATTTGACAAGGGCAGAACGAGGGGAGTTTCAACAATGGGTTGAAGCACTAGAACAAGAACCTGTGCTTGACAAAATAAGAGCCGAAATCGAAAACATTAACACAAGTTATTATAGTTCTGTTAATGGAGTAGATATGACAGAATGTGCAGATGATATTAAGCATGGGATATTGCAGATTATTGACAAGTACAAGACAGAAAGTGAGGACTAAGGAATGATAATGATATGTAACGTGCCTGATGAGGTTATTAAAAGCGTAAGAATGGGTACATGGTGCGGAAGTAGTGTTGCTGAAAAGATGATAATCAACGGTATACCGCTTCCTAAAGGGCATAGATTCATAGATGCAGACGAAATACTCAATCATGCTTTTATCAGAGATGATGAAGAGGGTGATATTTTTGTTCAGAAATATTACTGTATTAATAAAAAAATAGTGGATAATGCATTGGTATCATTTGATACCTTAGAAGCAGATAAGGAGCAGGAAGATGAATAAAAAGTTAGCTAATTTAACGGTAGAGAAATCAGCAGACTATTATGATTCAATAGTAAAAACACTTGAAAAGGCGGGATTTTTAATTGTCCTTGAATATGAAACTACTAATGAAAAATGCTATATGGTTGCAAAGGCAGAAAGCGAGAATCCATGAGTGAAGAAAATGGAAAAGTCTGTTGTAATTGTAGACACTGTATAAGGACAGGTGAAATAACAAATATTGAGTGTCATTGTGACATTGATAATAGTTGGTTATCTTATATAACAGTAATGACGTATTGGTGTAGACATTGGAGTAAAGAAAGGGAAGAAATGGAAAATACATGATGAAATATGCTGAAGAAATAGTTAAAGAAATAGAAGAAAGAAGTCCTATTGATACCACTAGTTGCATTGTAGACAAGGATGATGCTTGGGAAGATTACATCAGAGGAAAGGAAGTACGCCAAGAGAAAAAACGCAACCATGTATCAATTATGAAGATGGTTGTGAAGAATGTGCTGAGTGTCCTTGCGTGTATTATAAAACAGAAAGTGAGGGATAAGGAATGACAAAAGAAGATGCGAAGAAGTACCTATCAAGCGTATTTCCTGTACTAAGCGATAAAATGCAAGAGGCAATCAAAGTCCTAGAGCAAGAGCCAAGAAAAATGGTCGGTAGTTGGATAAAGAGCCGAGATAGTTATGGCAATAATCATTTTACTTGCCCTTTTTGCGAGCATGATATAGCAACAAAAGCTGATACTTTGGGAGATAATTACTGTTCTAATTGTGGAGCAAAGTTGCAGGAAAGTGAGCTACAGAAAAGTGAGGGATAACAAATGACTAATTTAGAAGCTATAAGGCAGATGAGTTTAGAGGAATTAGCCTTCTTTTTGTCTATAACTAGATGGGATGATTTAAACTCTATTCACATGATACCAAAAGAAGATATTGATTATTTTACTGAGTATCTTAATAGAGACGGTAGTGAATTGATAGAATCAGTTAAATCCTGTATGGAAGATTGGAAGAAGTATATGGAAAGTGAGGATAAGGAATGACGAGACGTGAAGAAAATAGAATAGTTGTTGATAATATGATTAAAATGGCGGAACTCAAGCCAACTGGGACTTATGAAGAAATGGTAACATTTCAACTTGGTACAATAGCTACAATGCTTGCAGAAATATCAAAAAGCCTTGCAATCCTTGCTGACAAGGCAGAAAGTGAGGATATTAAAAATGCGTGATTATTTACCAGAAATTATATCTATTATTGTGATTATATCACTAGTTGTTGCTCTTTTCTTCGGAGTGTATAAAGCTTCAATAAAACATGATGAAAAACTCTGGAATGACGGTCACTGTGATATTTGTGGTGGTGCTTGGAAGTACGAGCAGGCCGTAGGTCATAGGTCTGATACATCATACATTTATGTTTGTGAGGACTGTGGTAAAAGAATAGAACTTTTTGAGGTGAGATAATGGAGAATAACATTTTTGAAAAAATGACAGAGGAAGAACGAACACTTGCATGGATGTACATAATCTTTAACAAAGATAAGATTATGGCAAAGACAGAGCAGTGGACTAAGAAAGCAGAAAAAGCTGGTATGACTTTAACAGAATATTTTGAATCTATAAGTCCATTAAATGATAAGGAAAAACTATCATGGCTTGGCAAAAACTGTAAGGATTGTGGTAATGAAAAATGTAAGAAATTAGGTACATTACCTAAAGGGTATGATTGTGCATTATGGCAACCAAAAAGCGAGGGAATAAAATGAACTTGCGAGTAACAGATAAAGAAATACAGAAACTCATTAAGCAACTTGGATATAAAGGCTGTCGAAACTGTCAACATCAGATAGAATCATTACGTTCTTGCGAATGGGCCGAGCAAGGTGGCGATTGTCGAATACATTTTATTTGTCCTAAATGGGATAAGAGAGATGGGAAAGAATGACAAGAGATAATTTAATTGCATTTGAGATTAACGGCTAGAAGGTAACACAACTCGTCGTTTTTGGTATCAGATTAATTTTTTGTAAAAAAATAAGTATACTATACTCCTTGCTGTTGAATTTTATTTTGCTATAAGATAAAATTAAGTGACAGGAGGTGAACAATAGTGAAGACAACACTCGGAGAGCTGATAAACGATAATGCTAAAAAAGATAAAAGGATAAAGGAATATGCAGAACGACTGAATAAATTATACAAAATTCCTAATGGACTGTCTTCTGACTATATGACCAAACGTTTAGATATATCGGCAGCGCCCCTAGAAATTAAAACAGCCATAGGAAAAGTAATGGGGTTAGATGTTGATGATTCTATTTTGGCTGATTGGAAATATGAGATACCTAAACTTCCTAAACAACTGACATATGAGATGATCCAAATAGATGACGACCAGTGGATTGGAAAAATATCTGTAAAAGAACTCATGCAGTTAAGAGATGCGCAGATCATAAAATACAACGAAAATACTCAGCGTGTAATGAAAAGAATTCATAAAGGGAATGAGGAGATTTATCAGATATCTCTTAATAAGAAAGCTATCCTCAGCATGGAAGAATTGTTTAGGGATGGAATATATATTCCAAATACAATCACTCTGAATATACCAGAGGGGACAGATTTTATTTACAGGAATGGAACACTGATAATAAAGAAATTAGACCATTTTGATATAACCGATGGTTATCACAGATACATAGCCATGTCTAATCTTTATAATGAAGATAATAACTTTGATTATCCAATGGAATTACGTATAACTAATTATTCGGAAGACAAAAGCCGTCAGCTTATATGGCAGGAAGATCAGAAAACAAAGATGTCCAGGATTGATTCTGACAGTATGAATATGAATTCTGCCGCTAATAAGGTTGTCCAACGATTGAACGTGAGCTCATTGTTTAATTTGGCAGGACAGCTCAATACTAACAAAGGAATCATAAATTCTGCGGAACTGGCTGAGATTATTAAGGTAACATATTTTCCCGTGTCCAAGATATTCTCAAAGAAAAAAGAACTTGAAGCTATCATCAAAGCCGAACAGGAAATACGTGAAGGTATAAATTATGTGACTTCAAAAGATATGGAGTTGTTGGAAAAGCCATGGCATCGAGTATTTTTATATTGTCTAGTTTATAATATCAATAATAATGTAGATCAAGACAGACTATTATCTATGACTAATTATATGGCAGATAAGGCTTATGAAGAAAAGATGTTTAGGGGTAGAGAAGTAACCAGGATTGATATGAAAAGATTAGCGGGATTAAAGGAGGCCGCAAAGAAATATGTTTAACGTAAAAGTGAAACAGGATTATATCAATTACAATCCCAATAATAACCATCAGTTTCATAAGGTCATGACTAATTATTTTGATAGAGCCGAAGAAACGGAAAAGCGCTTAAAGAAAGATCTTGCCCAATTCACATCGGCTGAAATCCTAGACATGTATAAAAGCTTTGTCACTCCGTCTCTTAATATGCTTATCATAATAAACAATCAGTTTTTAAATTATACTAATTGGTATAAAAAAGAGATTTCTATCGGAGATAACCAAAATCATTATATTGAGATTAGGGATGATATGCTGATGAACTGTGTATCGTTTACTTCTCAACAGAGTGCGATCTTAACAAGAGAAACCCTTTTGGAAATGATAAGAGAATTCAAAAATCCATATGAACAGTTCCTTTATCTGGCGTTATTTGAGGGACTTGGCGGTGAAAAGATGTCGGATTTTTATGACCTCAGCATGAAAGATTTTGATGGGAAAAAATACACTGTTAATCTGCCTGGAAGAACCTTTACTATATCAAAAGAATTGTATCATTATGCTGAAGATGCTTCAGATGAATATGTTATTTATAACATAATGGGAGAACCAACTAACAGAGGTCGTCTTCTTGAAAGCGATGGACGAATTATTAAATGTTCCGCTTCAAGTGGATTTGAAACAGAAAAGTCTGAAAGAGCGTTAATAGTATATAGGATGCTCCGTAAGATAAAAAGATATGACTTTGTTCCGGAAAGTTTAAATTCTACAAATCTTATAGAATCTGGACGTATAGACTTAATCAATAAGATCATGAGAGAAAAGAAGATTGATAATCCTGAATCTGTCATCAGAAATCATAAGGATGAAATTGAGAAAAGGTATGGGCATATTCCGTCCATACCAAAGTGGCTACTAAAATATGAAAACTTTTGCAAGAGATAGAAATCTCTTGCTTGAGGGATTTACTAAAATTAAAGTAAAGGGAGAAGAAAAATGGACTACAAGAAATTACTACAGGAAATATATGAAATGGGGAGTGTATATATTACAATTCTTAATGACGATCTGGAAATATATAACGACCACAAAATCATAGGAAGAGCTGATGACTATGAAAAAAATATTCAACTTTCATTCACCAATGATTCTGTTTTATTAATACGAAAATCTCAAATTGAAACAGTTCGTTATGATCCTGAAAAGATTACTATTACTTTGAGTGATGGAGGTGAAATAATAATTGAAAATTAAAAGCAAAAATTATACGTTGACATGAGTATTTTTAGGGTGATATACTCAGAATAACGAAGGTTCTTTCTGTGAGGGGGATATGAATGGGGACGTGAAAAAAGAAAAAACACTTTGTATCTGCTCATTTTGCAGAAAAAGATTTCCATATGAAGAAGCAGACACCGTTCAACGGATGCTTTATAATGTACAAATTGAAGAAAAGAAATGTCCGTACTGTGGAAGTAAGGCGTTTAGCCCACTTGATCAATTGTACTTTTTGAATCAAATGTCTTCACACCACCAGGCGGATGGTAAAAGGGGGTAAGTTATGCGTTTTAATTTTATTGGTGAAGTGGATTATAATGGTGCGGATTCAAAGGTTCCTTTTTATAGGGAATTTGACAAAGGATGTTCTTTGAATCTTATCTGTATTGAAGGGAAAAATAATAGGGCATTTTTAGAGATGCCTGGTTTCAAGAACGATCCAATCAAAACAAGAGATACTAATGGTAATGAAATCGAGGTGGCTTGGGCAGATAGGACAGATCCTAATGTCATGAAGAATGTTGCTAGCTACATGAAGAATGTTATTACTTTAAATGAAAAGAGATATGAATTTTTAAGCTCTATTGATTTCATTGCTTTTGTCAAAGAGCACCTTGATGAAATAAAAGGTAAAAAGTATCAGTTCACTGGAAATGTATCGAAGAATGAGTATAAGGGAAAAATCACTGATCGTTTTCAGATTCAGAACATGTACGAGATCACCGATGAAAACAAAAAGAATTCTATGTCTATAACAGGAGATTTCTTTTTTGGAAAAGATTCCATAGATACTGCTGAGTGGTCTAGCGAGAAGAAGATATACCTCAATGGATGGTCTGAAGAATATATTGACAAGAATCATAAAAATGTATTAGTGGCAAGACAGCTTGTGTTTGATTGTTCCAAGATTAATTTTGAAGAAGAGAGGCATGTTCAAATCCTAAGCTACAGGCTGAGGCAGATGGGATTAGCGCTTGATGATAATCGGAAGATTGTATCAAGGCTGAAGAAAGGAAAATATTACAAGATTGCTGTCATCTGTAGATATTTAAACGGAAATGAAACCGCAGAGTTTACCGAAAAAGACTTAACGAAAAATCAAGCAGAAGCTGTTGCATTGGGTATTGCAACCGTTGATGATTTCCGTCCCAAAGGACAGATATATGGAGACAGAGTTACTATACTTAAGCTTAAAGACTTTGATCTTCGCGGAGATTATACAGATGGTTGCGTAGATGCTGCTATTGATGATTTTGAAAGCAGGATTTATACGCCTATGCAGAATGAAAATATTGATCAGGCATTCTCTGATACTGCGATGAATCCACCTGAAGAAAATAACGACAATGACGATTCATTGTTTGATTAAAATTAAAGATTAAAAGGAGCAGCACAAATGGGGAAATATGGAAAAAAGCATGTGATTGATCTTAATCCTCTCAATTATTCTATATGTCTTGCTGGAATTGGTGGCATTGGAAAAACTACTTTGGCGAAAGAAGTATGCGAAAAGCTCGTCGGAGAAGAAGGATATATCCATCTTAATATAGGCCGGGAAGCTGGTGTTGATGCTATTAACAATATCATTACAGAAGATGTTCCTGATTTTGAAACATTAACAGAAATTGTTGATGATATTGTTGAGAATAAGACAAGCGATTATCCTGAATTAAAAGTTGTAATCATGGATAGTTTAGATGAACTTGTTCGTATAACAGAAACGGAAATTGTCCGTAAGGAAAAGATTAAAGATAATAATATTGATAGCATCTTAAAAGTTAAGGGTGGTTTCGGTAAAGGTCAGGATTACTGCATGGATGTAATCTTAGATAAAATATTTGAGCTTAAGAGTGTAGGTGTTCAAACGTTTCTTATAGCTCATACAAAAAAGTCTGATATGGTCGATGCTGTAACCCAAACATCATTCAGTCAACTTACTGCCGATATCAGTCAAAGACAATTTAATGCTATTAAAAATAAGATGGACATTGTTGCTGTTGGATACTTAGATCGTCAGTTCAAAACAGAGAAGACAGGGCGAAAGAACGTTGTGACCAAGCAGGAAATTACTGTCAATAGAGTTGCAGAAGAAACAAGAGTTATTTCTTTTAGAGATGATTCATATTGTATAGACAGTAAGTGTAGGTTTGCTGAGATAGTAGATAAGATACCATTTGATTCTGACGAGTTCATAAAAGCTCTTAAAGATGCCATCGAAGCGGAAAACACAAAAGGTGGTATCACTGAAAAAGAAGCTAAAAAGATTCAAGCAGATAAAGACAAGAAGCTTGCAGAAGAAGCTACGGAGAACTCACGCAAAGCAAAAGAGTTCGCTACTGAAGTAGATGCAGATAAGAATGTTGAACTAATTCAAGCGATTAAGCCTTTGTTCCTGTCCGATGAAACTTCTCAAGAAGTTAAGGATAAGGTTAAGACATATATGAAAGAAAATGGAGTAAGTTTTAAGGCTCCAGAATCAACGTCTACAAAACATCTCGAAGAGATATTCAAGATGCTAAGTTAATAAATCCTGGATAATGCGATCCAGGTATAACATTTGGTCCAAACGCCATTTGGGTGACTCATATATGATTCTTTATATAATAAAGGATTAAACATTAGGCAGTTCGAAAGGACTGCCTTTTGTCAACCAGGGGGAAAAATAATGGGAAGAAAAGTAAAATGTCAGGTCACAAAAGAGATAGGAGACTCTTCTGAATTTTATAAGGCACCAAACGGCAAGTACTACAAGACGGAAGAAATATATAATCATTGGAAACATGAGACAGATAATCGCAAAGAATGCATCCAACTGATATGTGAATACGGAAACTACAAAGACGATAATTACGCTCCGTCTTTTCTGAATAAAATGATATCAGACTTTGGTAACAAGGTGGGCTATGACGTATTACTTGATACTATCCGGGAGTGTGAGCAAGCCTTTTTATGGGCCAATGATAATAAGGAATTTAACAGTGAATTGGGGAGACTCTTTTATTATAAATCTATTATAGGTAATCATGTTGCGGATGTTTATAAGAAGCGTCAACGCATAAAGGAACAGGAGCGTTTTATAAAACAAGAGCCTACTGAATTTCCTGAAAACATTGATAAAGTAGGATGTCCTGTTGGCGGTGGCAAGGATTTAAGGGACTTATTGGGGGAAATTTGATATGGAATTGCAAAAAACTTTAAAAGAAATCAATAAATCAAGAGACAAGGTGGAGTGCTGCTTTGTCTTTTCTTGTTGGGCTGAACCAGATTTATTTGAAGATTATAAAGAAGTAAATGTTGGGAAAGATAAGACGCTAAAAAATGAGGACGCTATATTTTATTGGCAGTTAGGTCTGAGTATGCATCAGCAAGGAATTCAAAAAATAGACGCTATTACAATTGAAGCTTTCCTTGCTAATAAAGATAAAATCCGTAAGAGATATGAGGGCTATGGGGGATATCAGCCTATCCAGGATCTTACTGCTACCATAGAAGCTGAGAATGCTGATGGTTATTACGATCAGATAAGCAGAATGAATGCTCTTAGTTTATTTGCCACTAAAACAGAAGAGCTCTTCTCTGATGTAAACAAATTCAATAATAGTACTGATGATGAAATTTATGACATGTTTGACCTACTTGGAAACTCTATAGCAGTTAATTCTGCCAAGGGTGTGGAGGTAGAGGATCTTACTATCACAGATGAGTTCATTAAGACATGTACTGATAAAGAAGCCATGGGATTACCATATAAGAGCTGTCCGTTATTAAACTATACAACATTAGGTTTACCATTGGGAGATGTGTATATGGTTGCGGCCCATAGCGGTGCGGGAAAGTCGAGCTTTGTTTTTGAAAATATGGTTCTTTATCTTGCCAATATAGGAGAACCTGTTGTCGTGTTCTCAAATGAGATGGATTCTAATGCTTATAGGCATTTATTGCTTATCCATATTCTTACAAAGGATTTGAATTATTGGAATCTCACTAGAAAAAAGCTTAAGCAAGGGGAGTTTTCCAATGAGGATTTGGCTATGATAGAAGAAGCCCAAATAATATCCAAGGAAAAATATAGCCATATTAAATTCGTAAAAGTATTTAACAACAACACTTCAATACTTATGAGATTCATTAAAAAGTATGCCCGGCAGGGATGCAGATGTTTTATATGGGATACTTTTAAGTCTGATGATATCTCTGATGGAAATGAAGAATGGTTGCAGCTTTTAAAAAATTCAAGAAGAGTATTTAATCTGATATCAAAGCTTCATGTTAGTTTGGTAATGACCTTTCAGTTGGCATTATATACAACCAATCAGCGTTTCCTAGATGCTGGATGTTTAGCGGGATCAAAGCAGGTTAAGGAAGTTCTTTCAGAATTGATAATGATGAGATCCTTATGGAAAGATGAATACTCTGGGGAGAAGAATGATTGCAAAGTCTACCATTGGGATAGCGAGAAGAAAGAAAAGGAATTGCTACAGCTTGATCCTGATAAAAGATATCTTGTTGTCTTTATCAATAAGTCGAGAAATGATGATGCACAGAATCAGATTCTGTATCAATGGGATTCTCAGTTTAATAAGTTTAGGGAATTAGGATTCTGTAGCATTAGGAATGATCATAGAGCCAATTAACTAATTTTATAAATAATTTATAATTTGCTCAAACACAAGATATAGTGGCTGCATAATAACAAAACACCTACATAATGTTGCTTCGTTATTATGCCCAATCTTGTGTTTGTTTTTTTGTGAAGATTAAAATTACACATTAGTGTTATACTAAGAGCAACAAAATTGTTGGAGGAAATCAAATAATATGGGGGAAATGTATTTTGATTATGCAAGTACTACGCCTGTTAAACAGGAAGTATTAGATTCTATGTTACCGTATTTATCTTCTGAATACGGAAATCCATCTTCTCATTATCGCATGGGATTCCATGCTCATAAAGTTATGGAAGATTCTAGGGCTATTATTGCAGCCACTATTGGTGCTGAGCCTGACGAAATCTTTTTTACTAGTTGTGGAAGCGAAGCTAATACTTGGGCCATGACATGTCTTAATAAAAATTATCATTGCCTCAAGACTGGGGTCCCATTAATCTCTCCAATAGAACATCATTCTGTTCTTAATTCTGTACAATATCCAAACTTTATAGACGTTGATAAATATGGAGTAATAGACGTTGATTCCTTAAAGGATAAAATTAAAGATAGTACTTACATAATTTCGACAATGATGGTTAATAATGAAGTTGGTACTATTGAACCTATAAAGGAAATCGCTCCGATTTGTAAGGAACGTGGAATATTTTATCATGTCGATGGGGTTCAGGCATTAGGGCATATTCCAATTAATGTAAAAGAATTAGAAGGTGTAACTACGCTATCTTTATCAGGACACAAAATAGGTGCACCTAAAGGGATTGGAGCTTTGTACATAAGAAGAGACGTTCAATCGTATTATAGACCGTTAATATGTGGTGGACAACAAGAAAGAGGACTTCGTGGAGGAACTGAGAATGTGGCATTTATAGTTGGGTTCGCCAAGGCTTGTACTCTTGCAAAAGAAGATTCCTTAAAGCTCAGAGGTATGACCATATATTGTTGGGATTTCTTAAAAGATAATATTCCCAATACTCATATGAATGGACTTCCACTTCTAGATAAAGCACATATTCCTAATATTCTAAATGTTTCCATAGATGGGATAGAAGGGGAAGAATTAACAGAGTTGCTAAACGAGCAAGGTTTTTGCATATCTACTGGCTCTGCATGTAATTCAGATTCTGCCGAACCATCACACGTACTTAAAGCTATGGGATTATCGGATGACAGAGCTAACAGCTCAATAAGAATAAGTTTAAGTGGAGATACAAAACTGATAGAAGTAAATTCTTTATGTCAGAGGATTGTTGAAGACGTAGAAATGTTAAGGGCTGAATAAGAGGAGTTCGTAAAAAAGAGGGAAGGGGGATTTAACGGTTTGAATGTCGAAGAAGTATCAGAACAACTTCGACAGAATCCAGACCTAATCATAACAGTCTTAGTTAAGCTAGGATTTCCTGAAGATAAGATCAAATATCATGCTTCAAGTAAATATATTACAAGTCCTCGTCCTGATCCTGAAGCCAACAACATGATGGGATTCATGATTTATTGCGAATCTCTTTGGTATAAATTCAATACAAGGTCTGGTAAGGGGAACATATATACCTTAGTCATGGATATGAAAAAAATTAGTTTCCCACAAGCCGTTAAGCAGATAGCAAAATGGATTGGCTATGAAATAAAAGAAGACAATAATGTTTCTTTACCATTTGGCGGATTCTATAAGAGTTTTATTCCACGTCATGAGGAACGATTAGATACAGAATTGGAAACTTATGACCCAAAAATTCTTCCACCTCAAGCTTGTAATCTACGGTTCCGCAAAGATGGTATATCTTATGACACGCAACAGAAATTTGATCTTAGGTTTGACCTTGAAGATAATTCTATTCTGATTCCAATATACAACATCAATAATGAACTCGTTGGATGTAAGGCTCGTATAAATGAAGATGCTCCAATCTCTCATAAATATTGGGCAAAACTCCCTTTTTCTAAAACGTCTGTTGTATATGGAATATCTCAAAACTATAAATCGATAGTCAGCAAACGTAAGGTGATTATATTTGAAGCAGAGAAATCTGTAATGCAATGTTTTGATTTTGGATGTCATATTGCAGTAGCAGTTATGGGACATGATATATCCAAAGCCCAGGCAAAGATAATTAAATCACTTATGTGCGATGAAATTATTATCGCATTCGACGAAGGAGTTTCTGAATGTGAAATAAAGAAAGCTGCAAAAATGGTTTATATGAAGAATTTCAATAAGGTCAGCTATCTATATGGGGGACTTCCTAAAGGTTCTAAGAAAAGCCCTAGTGATTTAGGTAAGGATCAGTTTCAGAAGTTGGTGCAATTTCAGAAAAAAACATATGAAGGGGATTTATGATGGAGGAACAAGTTTATAGTATATCAAGACTTGACAGTATCAATGAATGTCTCTATCAGGCTTATCAGACATATAGATTAAATGATAGAGGTGAAAATAATGTTTGGGCGCTTTGTGGAGGACGTATTCATCAGGTATTACAGAATATAGTTAATGGAACTGCAACAGAAGCAGATTTGCTTCCGGCTATGAAAGAAGAGCTTCATGATCTGGAGCTATTTGGTTTAGATTTCCCAAAGGACTCAAAAGGAGGAACTGCAATCCGTGATGGGTGGATAGCTAACATGGAGCATTTCTGTAAAACTTACAAAAGTCCTAGAGGTAAAAATTTACAAACTGAATTGGAAGTACATTACGTTTCTCCTAAGAATAATAAGCTAATTGGATATATCGACTTGCTTAAAACTAACAAGGATGGAAGCGTTGAGATATATGATTATAAGACTAGTGCGTTATACAAAGGCGACGACTTATTAAAGCATGGACGGCAGCTATGTGTATATGCATTGGCTTTAAAACAGCATGGCTATGTTGTTAAAAGTACATCTTGGATAATGCTCAAGTACGTTGATATTACGTATATGGGATATAAGACAGTTAAAAGCAAAGAAAAGATAGAGCTAAAGAAAACTGTTGAAAGAAGAAAGATAGTTAAAGAACTTGAGCCAAGTATAAGAAGAGAACTTGAGGAACAGAATTATGATGATATCGAGATAGATTTTCTCATGGAAGATGCATTAAGAGACAATGTTATCCCAACTCAGGTTGCTCATCTATATAAGATAAGACCATGTGTTATAACTTATGAAATCACAGATGAGATAGAGAAAGAATGCAATGAGTACATTGATAAAACAATAGATATGTGGGAACAGTTAAGCGATGAGGAATGTGCGTTATCCCATAGGTCCTTTACCAAGACTCAAAAAAATGGCAAAGTTGTAAACGATTTATTCCCCTGTATGTCTATCTGCCAACACTTTAAAAAATGTCCTCACATCCAGGATTATTTGCAACAGATGGAAAACCAAGTGAGCGACGAGGATCTTTTTTGAAATGCATATGAGGAATGAATGCAAAATAGATAATGATATATATTGGAAAGTTATCTATTCTGCATATGAAGTAACAATAATAGCGCGTAATCTCCATACAGGGCGTACAAAAGTATGTGAATATGAATGCGATTACAATTATAGGGATGGTTATCAGGGGAATGATATCTTGGAGATTTACCGCATGGTTGATGAATTTGTCGAGGATTTAAAGGAATGAATAAAGACTATAAAGAAATGGCACATTTATTGGAGTTGCAAGCTGAAGCAATTAAAGGGTTTGCTACCATAGCTGAATATTTGGTAGCAAGTGACTGTAGTGATAAGGCAGTAATAGATGCTTATCATACTATGAAGGATTGGATGTTTGCTAATGAGTAAAAGAACAGAGATATTTCAAGATTTTTTAAATTCATTTGAAACGGAAGAATTACGTTTGTATTGCGAAGATATGATAGATAGACTGCCAGAGTATGTATTTCAGATACCAAGTAGCACTTCTCTTAAATATCACAATGCAACGCAATGTCAAGCAGGTGGACAAGTATACCATGTGCTTATGACAGTAACAATACTTAATTATATTCTTGGCTTGGAATATATAAAACTAAAATATCCTAAGCCTAAACAACGAGACTGTATGAGAATCGCAATGTGTCTTCATGATGGATTAAAGTGTGGGTTGCCGGAAGAGGGTAAGAATAATTATACAATATTTCAACATCCTTTATTAGTGGCAGAATGGATAAGACAAACAAAACCTCCACATGATATCAAACAAGGACTCAAAGATTATATCGCTCGGCTTTGCGAATCACATTCTGGTGAATGGACTACGAATAAAAAGACTACAGATGTTTTACCGAAACCAGAAACAGATGACCAGTTTATTATACATCTTTGTGATTATCTCGGAAGCCGAAACAATCTTGATATGATTTATACAGATGAAACTAAAGATAAGATTAGAGAACTCGCAGTGCCAGATCCTGAGAATTGGTTCTTTCCATGGGGCAAGTATAAAGGAATGAATTGGTTCCTTGTTTATGAAATGGATAAAGATTATCTGATATGGCTTAGAGATGAAGCTGAGATGCCGATACAAGAACCATTGAAGAGTTATTTAAAGGAGTATTTATAGTCAATAACCCACGACTAAAGTCGCGGGCTTGTACTTAAACCACTACACAGTGGTCAGCAAGTTCGATATTGACTAGCCTAAGTTCTTTGAGAACTACGTTAAGAGAGAATATATAGTTACCTACGAATGTATAGCCTAGTCTGTAGCTCTAAGGTCAGTAATTAAACAGTCCTGTTGGGTAGGGACAGTGTTGCTGATATACAAAACCTCTCATTAACATTGGCGAAGGCTACCTAACCACTCTTCGGAGTGAGTGATTAAATTAAGGAAAGGATCTAACGCAGTTATGGTTTATGTACTAAATCAAGACGGACAACCTATTATGCCTACAGTGAACCATGCTAAAGTGCGTGTGCTTCTAAAGAAAGGTAAGGCAAAAGTCGTAAAAAGGTGTCCGTTTACAATACAACTTTTATATCCGTGTGATAACAAAACACAACCTATTTCTTTGGGCATAGATGCAGGAAGTAAGCACATTGGAATATCAGCAACTACTAAAGGTGATAACACAGGAGCAAGAGTTCTTTACGAAGCTGATGTGACATTAAGAAATGACATTGTAGAGCTATTATCTACAAGAAGAGAATGCCGTAGAGCAAGACGTAACCGCAAGACCAGATACCGCAAAGCTAGATTTGATAACAGACGTAGAGGTGATGGATGGCTTGCACCAAGTATCAGAGAAAAGATTGATACACACCTTACAGTAATAGCAAACGTACATAAGATACTTCCAATAACCAAGATTACTGTAGAAACCGCACAATTTGATATTCAGAAGATTAAGAATTCAAATATACAAGGTGTTGAATATCAGCAAGGCGAACAGTTAGATTTTTGGAATGTCAGAGAGTATGTGTTATGGAGAGATAATCACACTTGCCAATGCTGTAAAGGTAAATCAAAAGACAAGATACTGAATGTCCATCATATTGAGAGCAGAAAAATAGGCGGTAATGCTCCTAATAATCTCATTACGCTTTGCGAATACTGCCATTCTCAGTATCACAAAGGCAACATAAAACTACCTAAGACGATTAAACGTGGTGCTAGTTTTAAAGATTCTGCTTTCATGGGAATTATGCGATGGGCTTTCTATAACAAGTTGAAAGAGATATATCCGAATGCACACATGACATATGGATATATCACAAAAAATAAACGTATAGAGCACGGCTTGCCTAAAGAGCATTACATAGATGCAAGGTGTATCAGTGATTATCCAGAGGCCATTCATCCGTGGGGTAGGACAGTTGTTTACTGTCAAAAGAAAGTTCGTTGTCACAATAGACAAATACATAGAATGTCCATCTTAAAAGGCGGGGTACGCAAACTCAACCAAGCACCTATATATGTAAAAGGCTATAGGTTATTTGATGCAGTTAAAGCAAAAGACAAAGAGTGGTATATACATGGAAGAAGATTAAAAGGCTCTTTTGTTTTGAAAAATTTACAAGGCGATACTTTAGAGATTGTTCCAAGTAAAATTCAATTGATGTATCGCCAAAATCAATTTATTAGCAACCAATTTACAGCGCTCCTCTCATGACTAAAGTCACGAGTCCCCGCGCATGGTTGCGGAAAGGTTATTTTATGGGAGACCCGGTTAGATTTGTAAAAATAAGAGTTTGTAAGAATTGCGGGGAGTGGTTGGAACCTGGATATAAAGAAGAACTTTGTCCGAAGTGCCAAGCTGAACAGGAGGAAAGTAAGGATGATACACACGATATTCTGTAAGGGATTTTCTATTTGTCCTAAATGTTCGGGAATGCTACAGACTATGAATAGTGATGAGATAATCCTCAGATGTGTCGATTGTAACACATTCTTCCGGGCAATTGACTATGGACAGGCAGAAGCAGAGTTGGAATTTGAGGAGGTTAAAATTGGATGAATGAATTTGAAAAAGCATGTGAGGTAGATAACACCGATGGATTTTCCTCTCACGAAAATGTAATTGAGTGGTTAAAGAACAGCAAAGTAGCAACTGTAACACTTAGCCAAGGAAAATATATTACTAAAATTAAAAAGCTGGCTAAACAATATCCTAATGAAGTTGAGATACTTAAAGAGAATGCAGATGGTTCAGTACTCTGTCATATACCCACATCTTACATCAAGATAAATAATCCTCCTAAAAGGGAGTATACAGAAGAACAACGTGCCGTAATGGCGGAAAGGTTGAAGAATGTTAAAAAAAATAGCTGAGATGACTTTTACTGAAGAAGCAGAAGAGAAGATAAAACTATTTAGTATGCTTGAAAATGCTGGTTATAAGTTAGTTATTGAGCCAGATTACAGCAACACATATTATTTGGTAAAAGACGACAAAACTTGATTTGAATCAAATTTTAAGGAGGGACTATGGAAATAGAATGGGGGAGTCAGATGACCATTGATGAATGGTTAGCTGATAGTCCGATCCAGGACGAAGGCGAAGTCTATAAGATTAAGTATCCGATAAGGCTTTTGGAATTATTCAGCGGTATCGGCTGTCAAATAAGCGCCCTTAAAAGACTTGACTATCCCTTTGAAGGATATAGAACTTCGGAGTGGGATACTCAAGCAATTGAAATGTACAATGCGATGCATGTAAAAGATTATACAGATTATAGTGCAAACAAATCAGTTAAAGAACTTATTGATTGGTTAGACGAAAAAGGGTGCTCTTTAGATGGAAAATCTCCTCTTACTAAGGATAAAATTACACATAAGGGTGAGAAATGGATTAGAAGAACATATAACAATTATATTGCCACACATAATATTGGTTCGATTGTTAATGCAAAAGGGGGTGATTTGGGGATAAATGAGTCTGATAAGTATACCTATATACTTACTTACTCATTTCCTTAAACGCCTTGTCAAGATTTATCAGTGGCTGGGAAACAAATTGGAATGACAGAAGGATCTGAAAGTAGAAGTTCTCTTTTGTGGCATGTTGCCAGACTTTTAAGAGAGACAAAAGAAAAGCCTCAGCTACTTATAATGGAAAATGTTACTGCGGTACACAGTAAAAAATTCATTAATGATTGGAACAGATGGCTATCTACTCTTGAAGATCTTGGTTATAAGAACTTCTATTCAGATATGCAAGCTAAGGAATTTGGAATTCCACAGTCAAGAAATCGTACATTCATGGTAAGTATTTATGACAGTAAGGCTAAATATGTGTTTCCTGAAACTATTCCTCTTAAAACTTGCATGAAAGATTATCTTGAAAAAGAAGTCGATGAAAAGTATTACCTTAATTCTCCAAAGGCTAAAGCACTTATTGAAAAGCTATTAGAAAGCGGAAGACTTAAAGATTTACCAATAGACAAACCATTGGGAAATGTTCCTCCTTTAGACAATGATAAGATTCATCAACGTAATTGGATTTACAATGAGAATGGCATAGCTCCATGCATAACAAGTACATGTTATAAGGACGCTCCGAGAGTTGCGGTTGAACTTGAGAGACTTGGAAATATTTATGGAGAAGATAAAGGATATTCTTTTGCGGGGAATTGTTGGAATCAGAATGGATTGTCTCCTGCTATCTTAACGGCACAGGGAGGACAAAGACAACCACTTATTGTTGAAAAAAATATTGTCGGTTCAATTGGTAGTCTCCAGGAACATGCAACTATCAATGATGGAGAAATAATTCCATGTATTCCAAGTGCAAGTGGAATGGGAGGGGGACATACTCCAATGGTAGTTGAGAAAGAATCTGTATGTGTGACTTCAAGAGGCCGTAATATAGAAAATCCGTCTGATCGTAGACCTGGAATAGAACTCGAACAAAGGCTGGAAGTTAGAGAAGAGGGCATATGTGAGTGTCTTACTTCTGTATTCAAAGATAATATGATTCTTGAAAAAACGAAGGAGAAGTCAGATGGACAAGGTTGAGGTTATAAAAGATGGATATGCATATCGCATTCGTAAAATAACGCCCAGAGAATCGTTTCTCTTAATGGGGCTGACCAATCAGGAATTTGAAGATGCAGAAAAGGTTGCCTCAAATTCGGCATTATACAAAGCTGCAGGGAATGGCTTGGTTCCTAACTGTATAGTGGCTATCCTCGGACAGATGATTCCTGGACGAGAGGATTACTATAAGCGCGAGCTTGTGGATAAACCTGTGGAAATTGTGGATAATGAATAAAATTAAAGAAAGGACTTGACAAAACAATGGAGATGCCGCAAGTTCAAACAAACAAACAAACAAACAAACAAACAAACAAACAAACAAACAAGATTGGACTGGTAATAGTACATCTGTTTATGTAAATCTTGGTGCTTCTAACCATGTTAAAGAAGATAGAGCAGAAAATGATTTCTATTGCACGGATTATCATGCAATTGATTATCTTTTAAACACAGGGGTAGATCTTCCAAATATAATATGGGAACCGAGTTGTGGATCAGGAGCTTTATCTAAAAGGCTCGAAGAATTTGGATATAACGTAAGATCTACAGATTTATATGATAGAGGCTATGGTGAAAGTGGGATTGACTTTTTACAGCAGAATGATTCTTGGGATGGTTGCATTCTTACTAATCCGCCATACATTTTCGCTCAAGAGTTTGTAGAACATGCATTAGACATAGTAACACCAGGGAATAAGGTGATTATGTTTCTAAAGATACAGTTTCTAGAAGGAAAGAAACGTAGACCATTATTCGACACGGGGCAACTCAAAACTGTTTATGTATCTACAAGCAGAATACTCTGTGCTAAGAATGGAGAATTCGATAGTAAAACTACAAGTAGCGCAGTTTGTTATTGTTGGTATGAATGGGAAAAAGGATATAAAGGAGATCCAATTATTAAGTGGATTAATTAGTAGCAAAAACTGTTGTTTTTGGCACCGGAGGAGAAAAATGATTCCAGAAAACATTGATGAAAAAAATTTAGGAGATCTGATAGCAGATGTCATTTGTGTCATATTTAGTGTCGTCGTGTTGAACATTTGTTATCGAAATATAGTTGGGGGAATTTACTCCATAGTATTAAAATTATTCAAGTGATTTGCATATATTTTAAGCTGATTATGGGGTTACATCTTTACACTTCCGGGTGATGGTGTGTAATCCGCATGAATACTGAGGTTGAAATGTGTCTTTATGTGTACATATGTATGTGCGGATGAAAAGGCGCAGCGCCACAAAATTGGAGGGCAAAATGGCAAAAGGACCTATCCCAAAAAAAGTCGGAGAAGAATGGAGACTAATCGAAGGAGAAACTGATTTCTATGTCAGCAACTTTGGAAGAGTCAGAAAAAACAACAGATTAATAAATCAATCCATTAACCAAGATGGATATTATTCTTGTTGGATTGGTTCCGGAGATTCTAGGAAAAGAAAACTTGTACATAGACTTGTTGCTCAAGCCTTTATACCTAATCCTGAGAACAAAGAGGCGGTGGATCACATTGATGGAAACAAGTTAAATAATAGATTTTCTGATGATCCTAATATAAACAATCTTAGGTGGGTCACTAACCAGGAAAATACACAAGCTGCATACGAAAAGGGCCTAATACAAAGAACC